CGGCCGGGGTCGGGGGAGGGTCGGCGGTCCAGCAGACGCGCGCCGTGGGTTCCGCACCTGCTTCCAGCGGATACAACCAGGGGCCGATCTCCGGCAGGCTTCGCTTCGTCGGCAAAACCTCGCTTGGAAAATCTTCCTCCTCGTCCTCATCGTCCTCATCGTCCTCCGGCCCTTCGCCGGTTCAGCAGGTGACGGCCACGATCCGCTACTCCATCCTGGGGCTACGCTGATGGGCGCCGCGATCCTGGGCACCGATTCGGAAGGTCCGGGTCCGGCGGTCCCCGCGACGGCTCCTTCTTCATTACTCACCGGCCTCATCGCATGGTGGGACTTGCACGAGGCGCAGGGGACGCCGCGCGACGACGATACGGGCCTGGCGCCAAGTCTTTTGGAGACTGGTGGGCAGGTAGGTTCGGCTTCGGGCCTTCTCGGCAACGCGGCGCAATTCACAGGCGCGGGGACGAATTACCTGTCCGCGACATGGACGCCATCTCAGGCATCGGCGTTCTCTCTGTCTGCGTGGGTAAAGCCGGCCACCATACTCACGAATAACTACGTCCTGTCGATCACAAGCGCCAATGGTGCGACCATCTATGCAGGTCTGGCCTACGCCCTCGCGTCTTCCAACGGCATTTTCAGGGTGTCGGGAGGGAATGTGGCCCCGGCCAACGGCATTTCCAGCGGCTGGAATCACATGGTCGGGATATATGACGGCGTGAACGCCAAGTATTATTGGAACGGCGCTCTGCTGGCATCGGCGGCGAAGACCGGGGCCGACCTGAGCAACGCCGCGCTGGTTTGCGTGGGGGCGCAGGGCTCCACGAGTGCATTGAGCGGCCTGGCGCAATTGTGCGGCGTCTGGAACCGCGCCCTGTCCGACGGCGAAATCGCTCAGTTGTATAACGGCGGCTACGGCGCTGATTACCCATTCATCTGAGAGGGCCGTCATGAAGCCAAGATTGGAGCGGCTGGAAGACCGCACGACGCCATCGACGCTGGCCAATATCGGCGGCGTGCTGACGTATCAGGGAGCGATGGGCGAGGTCAACGCGGTGACGGAGAGTTACGCCGCCGGCCGATACACGATCAGCGACCAGGCCCCGCCCGGTGCACCGGCCAACCAGATCGAGACAACCTTGCCGGGCTGGACGGTGACGGACACGAGCCGCACTGTCGCGGTATTCCAGTTCGAGAACATCCCCGGCCAGCCGCAACCCGTCAGCGTCTTCGTGGGCTACTTCCAACAGATCACGTCAACGGCGACCGGCCCGCGAGACGGCTCTTTTGGCAGCATCCTGATTCAGACGGCCGATCTGCCGGCGCAGGTGGGCCTGGGGAGCACGGTCAACGTCGAATCCGTCGCCGATCCGCTGACCGTTATCACTGGAGCCGGCGACGCGGATACGGTCAACGTCTGCTCGACGCCTGCGAACACCGGAAATCTCAACGGCATCCAAGCTCCGGTGAACGTCGTGAGCAATGGCTTTACCAGACTCACGATTAGCAACTTCACCGGGACGGCCGGCGACGCCGACGTGATCGTCTCGCAGTATGCCGTCACGGGCTTCGGGGTGCACGCCCAGCCGATCTACTATTCCGGCCCGCTCAGTCTGCTCTACATCATCGGCAGCAACAGCCGGACGCTGCCGGAGAGTTTCCATATCGAGAGCCTGCCCCGGGCCACGTTCGCCCTGCACACGGGCAGCGGCGACGATTCGGTATGGATCGACTGCTTACCCTACGTTGGGTTTGGAGCCGAGGTCGTCGGCAGCACCATCGGCACGCACACGCTGCACGCCGCCTTCATTAACCCCGCGACGATGACGGCGAACGGGTTCCGGTACTTCTGGTTTCAGGATTTCGGAGATTGAGACATGCCGAAACAATACGAGGCGATCCGCGACAAGTTCATCAAGGAGGGCATGTCCACCAAGGAGGCCAAGACGCGAGCCGCCAAAATCTTCAACGCGAAGCGGAAGAAGGGCCAGAAGCCCGTCACGCGCAAGGAACACGAATAAAGTATAAGTGAGAGTTTACATTTTCCTACTGGAAATTTTACCAGTTGCCGCCAATCGTGCTAAACGTGATCCACACACGAGCCTCCCGAGCGGAGGTCGAGGCGGCGCTGCGCAATCTGCCCAGGCTGACCACAGGCTCGCCGGGAGGGGCTGGGGGGTTTGTCCGCGCGCTACAGGTCAGGATCGGGCTGGCCCTCTTGCAGCACATCAAGGACGCCTTCATCGTCAAGGCCAGAGGTGGGACGGATGTGTGCGGGGACAAGTGGGCGCCTCTTTCCAAGCACACGATTGCGTACTCGCGTTTACATCCCGACGCGAAGAAGGGAAACGTCGGGATGCGCCGGCACAAATTGCCCGGTGGAGGGACGATCGGTCACAACCCGGCGCGGCTAAAGGGACTGCTTCATCGCGTCGATTACCTTGGGCGCAAGAACCCCGGCCTGTCCGGTTATCACCCCTCGTGGGAACTGTCGCAAAAGAACCGCGAGCGCTGGTGGGCGCTCTACCGGAAATTCAAGGCGAAGTATGGAGGGGATAAGCGAAGGGCCGCCGCCACGGCATGGGTCGTCCTCAAGACCGAGGGCAAAATCGACACGATCATGAGCAAGTTCGGCAACATGCAGGTAGATATCCTGCGTTCGACCGACCTCCTGTTTAACAGCCTCTCTCCCGGCGCCAAGGCCGACTCTGCCCCAATGTTCCCTCCCCACGTCGAGAAGCAGGTGTTCCGCAACGAGCCGGGCGACGTGATAGTCGGAACGAACCGGAAGTGGTCGTGGACGCATCATCACGGCGTCCCCGGCAAAATACCTCAGCGCCGTCTTTGGCCCGATCCCAGCCGTTGGACTGGAGAATGGTGGGCGTCCGTGATAGAACAGGCCCAGAAAGGCATTGCGGAAATCACGGCATACATCGTGGGGAGGATCAAGTGAGCGCAGCCAACGGCGAGCGGATTCTGGACGTGGGGAGACAGGGCCGGATCAAGGTCCACTTCGGCGACGACACGGACCCCACCTTCTACATCGACGCCATCGAGGTCTACAACTCGTTCGCGGAGATGGACATGCAGTTCCGCGACGAGAAGGGAGAGTTTGACAAGACGAAGACGGCCGACTGGAACAAGGCGTGCTGGGGGTTCGTTCAACAGGTGGTTCTGGACCATCTGGCCGACCAGAAGGCCGCCGAGAAGATCAACGCCGGCATGTCCCTCACCGACGCCCGCCGGTTCCTCAAGCTGTTGCAGGAGGAGGCTAACAGGCTGATCCCTTTTTTCAGGCTCGACTCGGCCGAAAGGCGGTCCTCGCCCGAGAGTTCGCCGACAGTCGCCTACTCCGAGTAGACGCCTTCACGGAGCAGGTGCTGTTCGCGGCGCTCCATCAGGCGCGAGCGTGGGAAAGACTTCACGACCCCGCGACGATGGGGGCCTACGGGATGAGGAAGGACGCCGTTCTGGAACTTGCGAAGCAGGCTGGCCACACCGAGGCCGAGGCCCAGAAGATCGCTTCCGACTGGGCGTGGAAGCGGAGCGAGTTGGAGATGCCGCACTGATGCAGGACGCGAGGATCGGGACGTTCGACGGCCTCGATAACCGACGCTGGCTCATGGAACAACTGGACGCTCTTGGCCACGGACTTGACGAACGCCGGGCCGGCATGAGGCGAGCTGAGTTCCTGCGGTCGCTCATGCCTGTCGCTCATCCTGCATGGCAAGGCCGGCCTGTGAAGATCACGCCCTGCGCGACGGTGGAGGCGTACCACCTTCTGATTGCGATGGTCTCCGGCCTGGGCGTCATGATGGAGACGGCGGCCAGAAGGCTGGAGGAAGCGGTGAGGGCGCAGCGATGAAGGACGACGACTTCGATGTCTGTATCTTCTGCTGGCGGCCTCGCCATGCCGAGGTCACGCACAGTTCGCTCGACCGGCCCGTCCCCGTCTGCGGTCATCACGCCCGGATGGTCGTGAGGCATGAGATCACGGCCGAGGAGCTTCGGGAGCGTCTGAAGGAGTTGAGGGAGATGATGGTGCTGACATGAAACGAAGAAGCTTTTTCGCGTCCTTGCTCGGCCTCTTGGGCGTCGGCGGCGTCGCCAAATCTGAGGCGTGGAGAATGCCTTCCCATCAGTACGCACCGACGATGCCGGTCTGGTCCTTGGAGCCGATGCCCGTGAAGGTCGTCTGTCTGGAAGCGTCCTCTTGGCGTTACTGGTTCGGGACAAGGGAGGACGGAATCCAGCACGCTACCGGCTATTTCGTCGTTATCCCGTGCTACAGAATGTTGAAAGAGGAGGAGATGGGAGACGCGCTGCCGTGGCCTCCGGTAAAAGAAAGATGGTTCAGAAAGCGGAGGACGCTCAAAGCGACTGCCAATCTCGGCATCTATAAATACACGGTGACTGATGTGCCAGCGCCGACATAAAAAAAGAGCCCGCGACGGTCGCCCATCCGTCGCGGGACTCAGAAGGTAGAGGGCGGGACGGCTCTCAAACCTCACCCGTAATCTAAGGTGCGGCGCGTGCCGCGTCAATGGGTGAGCGGCGTGTAGCGGCGAGTCGTCATGACGCCAATGGCTTGATAGATATCGGGATGGCTGCGAGCCATTCGCTCATATTCGCGTTTTAGTTTCGCTGTGGAGGCGACAGGCCGAACCTGAAGGATTTCGCTGACAAGCCAGCGCTCGATGTCGCGGAAGTCGCCATTGAGAACGGCATCGTTGGTGAGGCGCGAAGTTGTGACTTTCCAGGCGGTGATGAGTTCCGACCGCCAGCGGTCCTTCTCCTTCGCCATACCGCCAGAATGCGATGGGCCGTCGATCTCTACAAGAAGACGGGCGTTGCGGAAGTAAAAGTCTCCGAAGAACACGACGCTGGGGGCGACCTTGAAATATTTCTGCCGTGTATATTGCAACGGCGAGGCGCAGCACCTTGGAAGACGCGACCGCATCTTGTCCACGATGCGGCAGAAGGCTCGCTCGGCGGGCGGGAACGCCTTGAGCAGTTTCCGCTGGGTCTGAGCGATCCAATCAGAGAAGGCTTGCGTGATCGGCTCGCCGGTTTTAGCGAGTAGCCAAGAGGGGAGGGAAATGACTTCGGCCATGTTTGCTCCGGATCGACGACCGGGGACGAATGGGCTGAGTCATTATAGCACGACGGGCTGAGGATGCCGGTAGGAATGCCCGCATCGTGCGCCGAGAGGTAGGAACATGGAAATCAAGATTGGCTCTGTCGTGAAATGCCATTTGCCCGGCAGTTGGGTGGATGGCTTGACCTTCACGGTCGAGGCGCTGAACGTCACCGCCTCCGACGGCGTGTTTGGCCATCGGCTGCGAGGCAATGGAGGCGTCACCGTAGTCGAGCCGGAGTTTCTTGAGTTGGTCAAAGCGGCATGATCGACGCCTTGCTCTACGCCGTCCGCGACGCCTGCCGCAGCCGCAAGGGCTACATGGACGCGGCCCATTGCGAGATCGTCGCCGACCAGGACGGCCAGCCGCCGGCGCGGTGCGGGGACTGGTTCCTGGCGATCCACCAGGGGGCCTACCGCAGCGTCATGGACAACGCCCTGGACGAATACTTCGGCTTCAACGTCACGCTGACGATGCGGTCGGACGTTCCGGTGGACAGGATGGGGGATCAACTGCTGGCCAAGAAGATCGCCGCGGCGCCGGGTCCTGGAGGCTCGCCGAGTTTCAATCAGCGGGCCAACTTCCTTGGGGCCTACCTGCACATGAACTGGTCGGTAATCGGGAACGCGAACAACTACCTGATTCAGTTGCTCCCCGAGGCCGAGACGGTGTACGGGTTTAGCGAGCCGGGACGGTTCAAAGGAATGGAAGTCCCGATGTTCGTCGGTGGCGTGTGGTTTGCCAGCGAACCGGGCGGCGACGAGGACGTTCTTGGCCTCAAGGCCACGCTGAGGTTCGAGGACTGCCGGAGGGGGCCGCAGGCGATTGCGGCTTTTTCGTGATGCAGGTCATGGTCCAGGCGGACGGCTCGACGATGATCCTCGTCCACTGGGCCTACCTCGATGAACGCTGGCGGATCGCGTGTGCGCCGCACGTCGATCCGAACGGGAACTGGCAGAGGACGGACGACCCGAGGGCGGCGAATTGCCCTTACTGCCGCGCGACGGACAGGTGGAAGGCGTCGCCACAGATGAAGCTTCCGTGGGAGAAGTGATGCAGCCGCAGGTCGTAATCAGGATGCTTCGGGACGCCGACGGGCAACTGCGTCGCGTCCGCATCCACTGGTTCGTCCGCTCGGTCGAGGGGCCTGCCAAGACGCCGGGTCCTGGCAACTCGCCCGAGGCGTTGGCCGCCTATCCCGGTGGACATCCCCACCTTCCCGGCGCGCGAGGCCACATCGCCTGCCAGAAGGCGCGAACGAGCGTCGAGCCTGAGTTGCGGAATGGCGTGTGGCATCCGTGCCCGCACAGCGACGATCCTCGCGCCGTCAGTTGCCCGGAGTGTCAGGCGACGCCCGAATTCAAAACCATGATGAAGCGTCTGGAAGAACTCGTACCGACGCCTACGGCGTAAAGAAGCGAGCGGCAAGCGGGGGCTCAATCCCGCCGGCCGCTCTGACACACCAACCTGATGAGGAGGCTGGAATGCCTAAGAGCGATCCTACGCGACGTGGCACGTTCTGCGGCCTGAAAAACAGGCGGCGCTGCGGCCGATGCAAGAAGGTGAAGCATTATTCGCAGTTCCACAAGAACAGGGCCAAGAGAGGAGGCATCGGCGGCTATTGCAAGAAGTGCCGCAAGGAAAGATATCAGGAGACAGAAAAGGGCGCTGGATACGAACAGAGGCGGCGCCATTACTACGAAACGGCCCGATGGAAAAGCCTGCTTTTGCAATATGGAGTTACGCAGGAGCAATATGAGGAGATGCACCAGGCTCAAAATGGCCTGTGCGCAATCTGCGGCAAGCCGGAAACGTATCAGTGGAGAGGGACGGTTCGCAGGCTCGCCGTAGATCATGACCACAAGACGGGAGCAGCGCGTGGCTTGCTCTGCACGTCCTGTAATCGAGGCATCGGCAACTTGGGAGACGATCCCGAAATGCTGAAGAAAGCGATCGAGTACCTGCTCTCTTACCAGACGGAGTGATCCCGATGGCTGCAGCCCTAGTATTGCCCAATTCGGGTCCGTATACGGGCACATGGAACGCCCTCGTTTTGGGAACCCTCAGCGATGATGGGTACTCGATCTCAGCAACGCCACAAGGACAAGAGATAAATGAGACAGATAGTTATGGCCTAACTCTCGTAGAGGCCATCTATCGTGGAATCAATTGGCGCGCTCGCTTCCGCGGCCTCGAATTCAAGTCGGGCCTTCTTGGCGCTCTCCTCGCGTTCGGTTCCACTGCCGCGCAACCAGGCGGCGCCGGTTTCGGCACTCTGAACCCGACCCTCGCCAACATCGGCGACCGCTGGAGCAAGTACGGCGCGGCGCTGGTGCTGACCGCGATCCTCGCCAACCCCCCGACCTCTCCTCAGTCGTTGACGGCCTCGACGGCGATTCTCGCGCCGGGCCAGAACACGGAGATGATGTTCACGTCGAAGGTGAAGGAAGTGCCGATTGAGATGGTGCTTCTCCCCTATGCCTTCGTCATCAACAGCGTCACATATAACCTTCCGTTTTCGGTCACTTAGAGGATATTAAAGGTGGCCGAAGAAGCGGTGATTCGCATCCGTTTCGAGGGCGACGGCGGCGCACAGACGACCGCCGTTTCCGTCCCGCGTCCGACCACGCAGGTTCCCCCTCCTCCACCGCTGCCTCCTACCGGAACTCCACCCGCCGCTCCTGCTGGCGCGCCGACAACACTTCCAAACGTCGGCGCGATGCCCAAGCTTCCAGACATGGTTCGGGAACTGGACCAGTTCTGGAAAGAGTTGGCGGAACTCAACGCCGCGATGGACCCGGACATCGTGCGGCAGCGCGTCGAGCAGGAGTTGGCGCTGGCCGACGCGCGCAGGGAATTGAACCGCGTCATGGAGGAAGAGAGGGAGTACCAAAGACCGACGGCGATCCCTGTGCCGGAACCGGCCGGCGAACAAAAATCGGGCCTGGATCGGTTCCTCGACATGCTTGGGAGTTTCCGGGGAACCATCGGGGCCAGACTCGGACCCACCGCAGGAGGCGGACTAGATATCCTTCAGGCTTTGCGCGGCATGAAGGGACTTGGGGGCCAAGCCGAGGCCGGCGAAGGCGCTGAGATGGGCGGCGAAGCGGCCGGAGTGGAAGCCGGCGCGGCCGGTGGCCCAATCGGCATTCTCGTCGCACTTGCCGCGATGGAGGTCGCCAAGGCGGAAAAGGATTTGGCCGAGGCCACGGCGGACGCAAGCAATGGCCTTCAGCAGTTCGCCGCCGTTGCCATGTCCGCAAGCGCTGATGTAGGAGCGACCTTGCAGGGATTGGGTGGAGGCGTCGCGTCGATGGGCGAGGCCGTGGAGAAAACCTCCTCATCGCTTAACCTTCTCGACCCTCTTCTGGGGATGCTGGCGGATAAGTTGGGCGCCGGCGTCAAGATATTCGGGCAAGTCCTCGAAGTGCTGGGGAACTTCACGCAGGCGATAGACCAGATCGCCGACCGCTACTCCGCTTACTCCCCGGAGATCAGCGTGGCCCAGGCTCTCGCCGACGTTTCCCAGACGCTTGGAGACCTGCGCCGCGCTCAGGAGATTGGCCCGGAGATGGCGCAATTCATCAACGAGGAATCGAAACTGCGACAACAGTTCGAGAACGAGAAGATAAAGATTCTCCGCGCCATTCTTCCGTTCGCCACGGACGCCATGCGCCTCCTCAACGACCTGATGCCGTTTCTTGACATGGGCTTCAAGCCAATCCTCGCTCTGCTCGACGCCATCCATCAATTCATGGTTGCGCGTGGATGGGCACAAGCGAATCAGCCAGACACCGACTTCGACCTGCCGGGCCTCGATATCATGAACATGGGCGCAGGAGCCCTTCGTGGGAACCGCGAAGGCGTCAACGTCTCGCCGGTCGAATAGGAGGGCTCCATGCCTGGCACGACTGGACTTGGGCCGCTTCCGGACACCGGGAAACTTCAATACAACGGCGTCACCTGGAGCGCGCTCTACAAGTCGAAACTGGACGGCAAGGTCGTCATCGACGCCTCCCAGCGCATCACGCGCTACATGCAATGGGAGCTTCAGGTTGACGGGATTGTCACGCTGGAGCAGGGCCTTCCCAACACGGATCAGACGTGGGCATTCATCCGGAAGAGTCTAAGCGTCGATGGAGCCGATCTGGTTTACACCGGACAGGGATTCGGCGGGCTTCAGGTCGGTCCCGGTCAGCCGACTCAGGACGTTGCGTGGGGGCCGATCCCGGAAGTCCTGAGCTTCCAACCTTTGGGCCAAGCGAGGTCGGCCTTCATCGCGTGGCGGTGCGTCGTTCGGATTCCGGAGTTGTCCACGACTCCCAATACGGTCGTGCAGTTCAGTTACGAATCGGCGCTGAGTTACGACGAGGAGGGCTACGCGACCGTATCTCTTCGGGGAACTCTGGAGATCGCCCTTGCGCGAGCCGGCCTGCCCGGCGCCGCCAACAACCGCGTCGTCACTCAAACCGTCGATAAATTCCGCCAGTTGTGGCTCGACATCGACTTCGATCTCACGAAGTACAAGATCGTGCGCCGCGAGTTTCCTATGACCAGGGACAAGCGAACTTGCGAGTGGGAATACCAGGCGACCGAGTTGGCCCCGTTCGGATTGCCTCTCGGACACACAGGAGCGCATGGCACGATGAGTTTTCGCCCGATCCGGCCGGGCGGAGGGCAACAGGGGAAGCTTCTGGCCGTGCCGCGGTGGGTCTGCTCGATGAAGTGTACTTATGCCGTGCGGTCGGACTTCCCCCGGAGAATGGCCCAATTCGCATTCCTGAGCCTCCTCTGGTATCGCATGTGGTCGTCGCTGAACGGGTCTTTTCCTGTCGGCAATCAGAACGACGTGAACGCCAACGCCAATCTACGAGGATTGTTGCGACAGCCATTCAAGCAGGCTGCGGCGGGAGTGCCTGTTCCGGCGCTTCCAAACGTCCCCATCGGCACGGCCGGGGCGTTGAAGTTTTACCAGCAGTTGGCCGCCAACCAGAAGCAGGTCGCCACGGCGCTGATCCCGGTAATAGCGATCAACGCAGCCGCCAACCCGCTGGCGGGCGTGCTCACCGCAACCGCCATGCTCATGGATTTCGGCTTCGACGAGGGGCTGTATGAGGACTCGAAGACGGTGACGTTTCAGGCGGCGTGGTCGTTCTTCAGCACATTCGAGACGGTCATGCAGGCCTCTGGGGTCTGGAATTATTCCCAGGACGTGGGTGGGAATGTGTGGTCCACGTCGGTCAAGGATATCATGGGCTGGCGCGGGCCGTTAGCTGCGCAGATCGACCCCAGCGTCGAAGTCCTTGTTGACATGGGCGGCGGCGCTCCGCTAAGCGGACCCGTGATCGTGGCCGAATGACATGGCGATACGCAATCCAGACGACGTTGACATCCAACCGCAGGACGGCCTGGGGCTGCCGTGGTTCATCCCTGCCGGGTCGGGGTGGTTGGGGAGAAGGGATCACGTCGAAATCCTGCTCGACCCCGGCTCAGCCCTGCACAAGACGTTGCCCCAAAGCGACCAGCCGTGGGACACATTGGCGACGCAATTTGTCGAGGGGTATGGGTTCGTCAATCCGGGCGCAGGGCAGGCTGGAGGTGCTGCCGATGCGGATGCAGTGATCGCCTCCGGCGGCGTCAACCTGAACAGCCAGTCCACGGGATACGACACGATCCAGCGGATGGCGACCTCGACCTACCGATTCGTCTTGCGAGGCGAGGCGTGGAGGGTGGGGTATCAGGTTCCCGTTCCCGGCCTCCTGAGCGTCGGAGGGCAAACGGCTGTCCCGACCTTCCCGCAGTGGAGTTCGGGCAACGTGATCGTGGGCAACCTGCCGGGGCAGATTCCTATATTTTACTGCGCCTGGGAGCTTCACTACATCGTGGCCGGTCCGTTGAAGGGAAGCGCGCCAATCGTCCCGAATGCGGCCATGCGGATTCGCGCCGACCAGACGTTGCCGGATATGGTGCAGGTTCCGTTCGCTCCCGCGGATGCGAACGCTGGCGTCTCGGCGGGAGGCGCTGCCGGCGGCGGCGGACCCAAATTGCCGTTTTTCAAGCGGAGGGGAAAGTGAACGAGACTCTGGAACCCACCATCGCCGACCCCCGCTTCTACGTCCCGCGCGAGGACGTGCTGGAGAAGTTGACGCACGCGCTCACGGACGGTTACAAGCCCACAATCCCCCTCTGGGCGCTGGGTCACGAAAACGAGCCCATGCCCCAATTGTTCCTGTTCCGGGACGTGGAAAGGATGATGATCCACGGTCATGTCCGGAACTGCTTGGAAATCTACGAGTCGGGGATCGCAGGCGCAGAATTCTGGGGCGGCCCGAATCCTGACATGCCAGACGACCCGGTGGGCCTGCCGATCTCGGACAACCCGGAAGTCTCGCGCTTCGTCATGTCGCAGGTAAACCGCTTCTGGGACCGTGGCGTCCCCAAGCTTCAGAAGGCTTACCCCTACGGCTGGATCGGCTGCGAGGCGATGTACGCCCTCGATCAGCAGAATCAACCAGAGTGGGACGATCTGATCGACTTCTCCCCGTGGGACACGTTCATGCTCCTGATTGGGGAAAAGCCGGTCGGCGTGCGCGTCAAGCAGGTTCAGTCCCCCGGCGACAAGAAGGATCACGGGGAAGTCAACCTGTGGCTGGCGACGAAGGACGTTCCGGCAAAAGGAATCTGGTACGCGCATAATCCTCGTTACAACCAGTTCTACGGCCAGAGCCAACTGATCGGGGCGTGGCGCGACTGGAGGCGTCTGGCGACAAAGGGCGCGGCTGAGACCGTTCTGGACGGAGGGTTCTTCCGACTGGGTTACTGCGCCCCCTTGATCCGTTACCCCAACGAGGACCTTCAGGTCGCTCAGGCGGTGCCGGGGACCGCCCCGGACTCGCAGGGGCGTCCCCGCCGACCGGCGCGTGATATGGCCCGCATGATAAGCGAGCAGATGCAGGCCGGGGCGGGGATGGGTATGCCCTCCGATTGTTACGCGCCCGGAACCGGCGGGGAGGGAAAATACAAGTGGGATGCTCAGGAATGGCGCGGCGAATTCGACGGGAGCCACATCATCGCCTACTGCGAGCACCTGCACAAGCAGATCGCCAAGGGCATCGGCACGCCATACGAACTCATCGAGGAGACTCAGAGCGGCGGTTCGGGTGGAGGTTTTTCCGGCAAGATCGTCCCGGTCGAGGCGTTCCTGACCAAGCAGCAAAGGATCGCCGACGCCATGCTCATGCTGTTCATCAAGCAAATCCTTGGCCCGCTGGTTCAGTGGCGATGGCCGGGCTCGACGTTCAAGGTCGAAGTGAAGAGCCTTCTCCAAACGAAGCGCAAGCAGCAGGCCGGCGGCGACATCTCGAACAAGCCAGGCGTGGACCCGAACATGCCGGCGCCGATGCCAGGGACGCATCAGGGCGACTCACACCATCCCTTGCAGGGCCAGAACCCGCCTCCAGGCCAGATGGATCAAGGTTTCGCGCCATCCTCGCCGACGCGGGAACTTCCCTTCAGCCTCAACGCGGCGCGTGAGGATCGCGTTGCCAAACTGGCCGCGCTGATCCGAAGCATAGGGAGGGCAGCGTGAACGACTGGCGCACGCAAGGACTGGAATTCGCCGCGCTCCTCTCTCGCGCTGTGCCTCACGCCGAGTCGCTGGAAGAGGCCGTCGCCGCCGTGGACATGGCGATGGCCAAAAACGGACAAAAGTTGGAGGAAGAAATTCCTACTGGTAATTTTACCAGTAGGCCGCCGTCTGACGTAAGCCTCGACGCATTCTTCTCTTACGACATTTTCTCCCGTCGCGCCCAGGGCGTTTTGAACCGCGCCATGGCCGCGATGAACGACCTTTCCGCCTCGGCCAGACGGGAATTGAAGGCCGCCATCGGCAAGGAAACGCCTGCGGAGATCGGGCAGGCAGTCATTTCGTTCATTCGGCACTATCGCGGTCAACTTGCTGAACTATTGGGCGCGACCAACCTGTCTGCCCTTCTGGCAGGGGCGCGGGAAGTGGCCGATAAATTGCCCCCTGTGCCGCTTCCGGGGCTGGGCAAGCCTCCGCCCCCATCTTTGCCTCCAGACGCGGCAGCGGGCCTCCTGGCGAAACTGGAGGCCATGCCGGAGATGGAGCGCGCGAAGGAGGTCTACAACCTGCCGGCGGATCAACAGGAATGGGCCAAGCAGGCGCTGGCCGTCGGTACAGGTCCGCCCATGCCGCCGTTCACTCCGCCCTCGCCTCCGGCGGATTCTCCGGGCGCAATTCACTTCCCAACCATCGAGGAGGCCGTCAAGGACTTGTCCGCTCGGAACGTCGTCTCGCGCGACCAGTACGACCGACTGGACGCAGCCGCGAGGCAGAAGGCGTTCACCGTTGCAGGAGTTGAATCTCAGGAGACGCTGACGAAGATCAGGGACGCCCTGGCCGAGGTCGTCGCCGAGGGCGCGGACGTGGAGGCGTTCCGGCGGAAGGTCATGGAGAGGGTCGAGCCGAACACTTTCATGAGTCCGGCTCACATGGACGTGGTTGCCAGAAGCAACATCCAGGCGGCGTTCTCGGACGGGCAGATGGCAGTCCTGAATACGCCGTTCGTCCGAAGCGGCTTCCCGTACACGATGTACCATGCGATCCACGACGACCGCGTGCGGCACGACCATTTGGAACTGGAAAAACTCGGCATCCAAGGAACGAATATCTACCGGATTGACGATCCCGTTTTCCAGACGTTCCGCCCGCCTTGGGATTACAACGATAGATGTGGCTTCACGCCGATGAGCGTGAAGTTCGCGGCGGAGAAGGGAATTGATGAGGCGAAGCGTTGGCTCGAAACGAACGTCGAGCCCTCCCCTCCCGCCTTCGTCTCCTGGCCATCTTTCCGCCCCCCGCCCGAGTTCCAGCGCGCCCTGGCCGGCGCGCCCCTGTCGATCCGGCTGTCGTTGCAGCCGATGGAGATCGACCTAGACGATCTCCGGGATATTGAACTGGCCGTCGGGGACTGGTCCCCACATCACGGAGACAAGGGAGGCGTCGGCTGGAAGAACAGCGCCACGGGAGAAATCCGTTACCAGAAGAACCGCCCCGGTACGCGAGGAGAGGGCGAGCAGCCAGGCGGAGCGAGGGTCTTTCGCCCGCACGATTACATCAACGCCATCCATCAGCACGTCCAGTCCGGGGACAAGACGCGGGCTCACAAGTCATGGCAGTCGGTGCCGAGGGAGCAACGTGCCAAGGTCGCGGCCGGGTTATCGTCGGAGGCAAAGAGCGCGATCAGGGAAGCGGCTGGAGGAGCGAAGCCGGCTCCAAAGCCACAGCCGGCGCCACAACCGAAAGCTGCGCCACCGCCGGCCCCAAAACCAACTCCGCCGCCTTCACCACCATCCGCGCCGCCTCCGCAACAGGCGCCACAACCAGGATCGCCTGAGCGGATCAACGAGGCCGTGGCGGCTTCTGGCCTATCTCCGAAGGCATCGGAATCGTTGCGCGGCGTGGCAGCGGCCTTGGCGGCGTCGAAGCACCTGACGCCAGAGCAGAGGAATCATTACTATTCAGCAGCGAAATCCGTGCTGTCCAGAATGACGCCGGCCGCCATAAACCGCTTCAGGGAAGGGGTGAAGCAGGTTGAATTCCATCCAAATTTAGATACTCTTACGGCGTCTTTTACGAAGGTATCTGGAAAATCTGTTGAGGGGACTGTTTTAGGTTTTTACGCATGGAAAACACAAATGCTGTCATTGGATGGCGGCAAAGATGTCCAGATGCGAGCAGAAGACGTGGTGCCAATGACTGGAGAAACGCATCAGACTTATGCTCATGAATTCGGACATGTCATCGACGGACCGCAAGAGGAATACAGCAGCTCAGTTGATTGGAGGGCGGCATGGTTGCTGGAACTGGTCGCCCCTTCTGCGCCTGAACGCAACATTCTCACCGGGTACGCCACGACGCATCCGGCGGAAGGATTCGCCGAATTCAGCCGTTTGCTTCATGGCATTGGCGAGAGGCCGATGAACGCAGCCGAATTGAACGTTGTGGAGTCCGCATTCCCGAGTTGCAGCGCCTTCTGGAAAGCGAAGGGATTATGGCCGAGCCCCCAGTAAAGCGACGCCAGATGCTTCAGGAGTTGTTCTCCCGCCGCGTGGAGATTCCCGGCGGCGGCCATGCCGACATCGGCTTGGAGTCTCCTGCCGCATCCTTCTCCATCGCCGAACCCGGCGGCAAGGACAAGGACCCCGACCCCGATGAGGCTGATGGCGTCGAATGCGCCATTTGCGGCAAGACGAAATGCGATCACTGGAAGGACGACGACCTCCCGAAAAAGCCGGACCCAGTGGACGAAGAACTATGGAAACAATGTGTCGCCTGCGCCAAAACGCCGGCGTCTACGAGCGGCTGACTTTAGCTGCAACCCCGGATCACCCCGTTCATTTTAGGAGCCTGAAAATGTCCGAACAGATCATCCCTGCGGATGTGGAAAAGACGCTCATAGGCAAGGTGGACGGCAAGAGCGTCTTCCTTGTGGACGGGGACGAGATCAAAGTAAAATACGAAATGGACTATCTTTGAAGGCGGCAATGGCTACCGCTATCCATTCATCCCCAAGGACGAAATCTGGATTGATGGGGTGGAAGTCCAGTCGCAGGACATCGCCTTCATCATCTACCACGAAGCCTACGAGTCGCGGCTGATAAAGCAGGGCCTCAGTTACGACGATGCCCACAAGCGGGCCAACGGCGTCGAGCGGCAGTTGCGGCTGCGGCAGTTGCGGCAGCGCGAGGAAGAAGCCTCCGAATACGCCTACGGCACCGAGCCTCCCTCGTCCGGCTGGGAGTGCGTCGGCGAAATGAAATGGCGGCGCACGGGCAAAAGGATACAATCGGACGGGACACACGGAGAAAAAACATGACGGCAGTTGCAGAAGTCGAGACGAAGTTCGAGCGGCAACAGGACGGCTCCCTGATCTACAAGCGCGAGCCCAAGCCCACCGACCCCTCGATCCTCCGCACGGCCCAAAACAACGTCCACATCTTCGAGCGCATCTGCACCAAGCCGCGCCAGACCGGAACGGACCCAATGACGCTGGCCGTGCGCATGGCGCCAGGCGTGCCCCGCGAAGAGGCGGAGAAGATGCTTCTCGAACGGATCGAGTCGGCCAAGGCCAAGTACGGCAAGCTTGTCATCGACGCAGACACCGGCGAGGAGCGCTGCGTCGAGCCGGCCGTCCTGACCTTCGCGCGCGTGGGTCTGAAGGAAGGCTGGGTGATCGCCGAGTCGGTCTACGCCTCCAGGCAAAAGCCGCTGGAGATTCACGCCGTCGTTCACGCGGACGGGTCCGTCGAGGGGTACTGATGGTCTTCTACGACAGGGCGACGCGCGTGGTCATGAACGACCACGGCGGCCTCACCCTTCATTTCGACGGCTTCCAGATCAGCAACACCATCGGCGGCGAGTGGTGCATGAGCCGCCCTGAAGGCAATCGCTGGGTCGAGCAGACGTACCACAAGAGCATCATGGAAGCCTTCTGGGCCGGTATGAAGTGGCCTGAAAATGTTCCGCCCGACCAGTTCATCATCGAGCCTCCATGCCAACCAACGCGCTCTTCCAGGCGTACCAACAAGGCGTGCAGGCGGCCGTAACCTTGCCCCTGCAAGACCCGATCCCCGAACGCGCCAACAGGATTCGCTTCGGACGGGAGAGGGCGCACAGGCTCGAACTGGCGAACTCGCTCTACTGCCCCGCCGGAAGATGGCCGTCACGAGGCTACGTTCTCGTCCTTCGCAGCGACCTCAACAACGTCCAGAACAAGTACGCCACGAATTTCCAGTTGAACTTCACCGATGTTAAGACCGGAACCTCCCTTACCTTCCAGAACCTCTCGATCATCCATGCCTGGTGCGTCAGCCGGGGGAACACCGCCGATCCGGATGCGGTATACCTCGTTGAGTTGACAGACAACCGTGGAATCCTCTGGTCGCCGTGGTTTCAGTTCCCCACGACAAGTCAATACAACATCGTCGCGCCGGCGTATCCGGGGCAGTATTACTCAGGGTCGATGAACGCGGGAGTTCCGTGGGACTGGAACGGGATGGTCGGGGACCTGTGGGGCCAGATGGGGACGTTTCTGGGAACTTTTCCGGGGTTGCCTTCGTTTCCCACTGCCACACCGGAAGGGTTCAGTTTCCCCGGCGTCGGCGCGTGGGACGCCCTGAACCGAATCCTCGAACTGACCGGGATGCAGGTCTCCGCGGATCACACCAACTCCCCTCAGTACGGGATCGTCGTCGTCGGCGCGACCGATGCTGCCTTTGCAGGCTTGCAGGCCAAGTACGAGGGGGACGCGATCGAGGACGATTACGAGTACATCGACCTCGGCGCGGGGCGCGTTCCCGGCAATATCATCGTTCTTTTCCACCGCAGGAATGAATACTACGGGACCGAGGAGACGGTTCGCAGAGACAGCCTCCAGTGGTGGACGACGCCCTTTCATCAGGAGACGATCACCGCGACGCAGGCCGGTTTCTCTCAATTCGCTTCCGCCCCAGGAACGGAGTATATTTGGGACGACTTCACGGTCCGGTTCGACATCGACGGGAATGCCTTGGCGGCTGACGTGGCGCAAGCGAACGCGATAGCGATCCAGAGAGCCGGCCAGTATTACCAGAGGGTCTACCGCGGCACGTTCGGTTATCTGCGGCAGGTTTACACGGGCGTCCTTCCATTCATCACCGGCTCGATGGTGGACGGAATAAGGTGGGCGCAGGCTCGGACGGGGCAAGGGTTCACGACGACAATCACTCGAGGCCCCCAACCGCCGTTCGGGGAGTTGTGGGATGGATCGTGACTCGACCAATCTTCAGGCGCCGCGTCTTGGGCCAACCGCCCCCCTGTATCCGGAGCTTCCCCAACTCTGCGAGGTCAGCGGACCCGTCACCGTCAACAACATCTATCCGGGGTTCGTTCAGCAGTTCTCACCGGCCCTGGTTCTGAGACGCCGCGAGGCGTGCTGGGTCCACGAGCCAAACGGACTGCAACTTTATCCCATTCCCGGTCTCTCGCGCCCCGTCTACGACTGCCGACTTGTCTCCTCGTATCATGGCCTCCCTCTTTACGTTGCGACCTGTTGCCCGACGCAGGGATTTTCGTCGGCTTCCTCATCCAGTTCCGCCGCGCCGGTCGCGCGAGCGTCGCTGGGAAAAACTCAAGGAGGCTACCCCGTCCCCGTCTCAACGCTGACGCTTTCCTCACTCACGATCCCCAGCAATTCCCTCCTCGTCGCCGTCGCAAGCGTCGTCGGCAGCGCCGGTCTGGTCGGATCAGTGCGCTGGGGGCCATACACGCTGGGCGTCGATGCGGAGGCGATCCTGCCCGGCGCTGCGTCATTGGCCGGCAGTCTGGCGATCCTGTCCGCGACGATTGATTCTGGCGGGACGAACGATCTGGTTCTGACCTCAACGCTGCCCGGCGCGTTGACTCTTCAGGCCATGCGCGTCTCCGGCCTTTACGACGACGTGCCGGATCAGTCGGCTTCGGCGACTGGCGTGGCCTCAGCGCCGGATTCCGGCTCGACTGGAAACACGACCGCCGTTCCCGAATATGTCCAGGGCGCGTTCCTGATGCTCACACCGCCCTCGTGGTCGTGGCTGAATGGGTTTCTGTCCGGCGGGCAGGATTTGAGCCAGACCGTGCAGGGCGTCTCGGTCTCGGTCACAGAAGGGTGGAAGCAATTGGCGGCGCTTCAGGCGGTCGATGCCGCGCTGGGCGGCGGGAACGCGGCGGCGTGGGCCGGGGCTTGCGTCACCTATTTCTGAGGTTGCGATGGACGACAACCTCACCGGCATTCGACCGCCCTACCTTGGGCCAATTCCTCCCGGCTATCCTCCCCTTCGCCAACTCATGCGGGTCACAGGGCCTTCGGTCGGAGGCGTCGCGCCTGCCCTATTGGAACAGTGGGACGACAAGAACCTCGTCCTGCGCGACCGTGAGCCCGCGTTCGCGTGGGAGCCGAATCTTCTGAGTTTCCCCAAAGGAGTCTTTCAAGGACGCCTCATCTCGACCTGGCAGGGCAAGCCTCTCTTCGTCGTCAGTCTGGCCTGCTGCGGTGGAATTCCGGCGAGTTCTTCCAGTCCGTCGGTCGCGTCACCCTCGGTTCCGTCTTCAAGTTTTCCATCGTCGAGGCTGCCGTCGTCTTCCGGCATCCCATCTCCGTCGTCGCCATCCTCGCCGAAGCCGTCGCTCAGTTCCCAACCATCGGTAAGCCTTCCATCTACCAGTCCGCCGCCAACATCGTCGGTTCAGCCGCCTCCCGTTTCGTCGGCCGCTCCGAGCGCGAGCCCGTCGTCCAGTTCATCTTCCTCATCGAGCGGTTCGAGTTCTTCCAGTTCGTCATCTGGAATTGCCGGGACGATTTCAACGACGTGCTGCCCGAACCTTCTGCCGACGACGCTTTACGCAACCTTTTCGGGCTTCCTGAGCGGGACCGTGCCGATTCAATGGGCTGGCGGCCAAACGTGGACCGCAAGCACGACCCTGTGCGGCTTCACGTCGTCGGTTCAGTTGGTGTGCTCCGGAAGTGTGTGGACGCTGCAAATCTCGGCAGGCGGCGGGTCATCATGCTTCGTGCCTACGACATCAGCCCAGGCTGGAGGAATGTGCCTCCCCTTCATGCAGACGTTCAACATGACTGGCCTGAGCGGATGCTGCGCCGGCCAGAACTTTACGGTCGTCGTGACTGAGTGATCCGGGCCACGACCTTTCTGGTTATGTCCCGGTCCCCGCGGATGAGCCACGGACCCATGCGAACACCGTCCCAGTCCATGACGTGGCTGGGGCCGATCCGGGAACAACACACGACGCCCTTCCACCGCGACGAGTCCTCCTCGGAGGTCGTCAAATGATTGAGATCGTCAAAGGGCACGTCGTCAACGCTGAGGTAGAGGCAGGAAGGGCAGACGGAGGAATGGAGGCCGAGATCGGAAGTGCGACTGACGAACTCGGCGTAATCGCTCGGCGGATTCTCCCGTGGATGCGCCATCTTCCACGCGGCGGCGAACAGACAGGCTCCGGCCAGCGCGACCGGGACGAGGACGAAGAGGATATTGCGGCGTTTCATGGATGAGCCTCCTATCGGATTATACGCGGCAAGCACGGCCCCATCGGCAGGTTCTTCCTCTCCAGCCTCACCGCCTTCTTCGCCGCCCAGCGCAGGTGCCTCATGGCATAGTCCAGCGGGATGGAGCGCCACTCCTGATCGTCGGGCTGGGTGACGATGCCGGGGCGCGCCTTGGGGACGAGGTAGTCGAGCCGGTCCATCAGGGACAGGCCCAAAAGGATGTGGGCGGCGCGGCGGGAGAGGATCATGCGAGCCCCTTTTGTTCGGCGATCCATTCGGTCACGGAGCGGCGTTAGTCATGGGTGGACTCCTTTCAGGAAACGTGAGACGCGGTGATTCCGTAATGGCGGTAAGACGCCGTGCCGGAGTAGGTTGAGCGAAGCGTCCGAATCAGCCCATCAGGATCGTTTATGTGCGGATAGTTGAGGCTCCCATCTCTATTATTCCGTGGAGACCGACTCCAATGGCTGTCCGAGAATGGCACCTCGTTTCCTCCCTTGAAGACTCCGCATTCGTGCAGTCGTTTCTTGAGCCACAGACGCCACATTCCCCGGCTCCAGTAGTGGAAAGCGACGTTCCTCATTTCCGCAAGAACCCGCTCGCAGGCTTGGCCCAGGGCGTGAACGTCAACGCCAACCTGATATTCCCACATGAGGCGCACGGCGAGCGTCGGCCAGTCGCGACGGTTGACTTCGTGAAAGATGATGCATTCCGGTCGTTCTGGCGTGAAACTCATCATGGGTATTCGACTCCTCTTCTTTCCACCTGCCCAAGGTGACAACCCATCCCCTAGGCGCATGGAAGTGATTTCACAATCACAACCCGCGTGCCGCTATCACGGACAATGCGGATGGGTGACTAGCGAAAGTGTACCACTACCGGCTTCCGGCCAGAAGATCGGGGCGATGCCCAGCTCGCACTCTTCCTGAATCAGACAGCAGAGATTGTGGCAGAGGAACTTGCACAGCACGCGATTCGAGCAACCAGATACTTGAGTTCCCGTTCTAAAAGCTGGGGGCACGGCTCGTGGCCGTGCCCAAGGTGCGTCACAAGTTCTCGGGAGGGGTGCGCTACGGCGCCAACCATCACGCACACTTCCGAGTAGAGGGACGTAATCTACCATGAAGTGCCGTAAGAAAGCAATCCCGCTTTCGCCGGATGAAGACCAACTTCTACGTCATTTGTACGTAGAACGACGGATTCCGAGCCGGACGACCCTATCGACGTTCAGGTGGACGTAGTTTGATGACCCCATGCCCATCTCCTTCGCTTGTACTCCGAACGAATAGCGCACCTCCCCTACCCCTCCATACTTTTCGCGTGGAATCCATGCGCAGCGGCCTTTCGCCACGTCTCACGACGTTGCTGTTTTATCGGTCGTAATTAGCCTTGCCGCTGGCCGTGTCACTTCGCAGACCTCTTGATTCAGCGTTGCCCATCCGGGGGCTATGGCCTAGACGGCGAGAAGTGCAATTTGATATGCTGATCTCGCCGTCACGTGTTTGGCCGTCGAGAAGTCTTGGCAGGCTCTCGGCGGCCTTTTTCTTTCAGGCCCACTCTACCGCGCCCGCCCCGAGAATCAAATAGAATCTTCTTCATGAAGCCCTGCGGCCATCCCCCGGACCAGCCCGTCGAATCCTGCCGTGTGTGTTTCTTGTACTCCACCCGCCTCGACTACCGCGCCCTCTGGGACGCTACTGGTAATTTTACCAGTAGAAAATTGTCGTATCTCAAATGCGCCTTTTTAAGCCGCCGCGCCCGCAACGAAGACGGCACGGTGAAGACGCGAGCCTGCGCCCCCTGCGGCGGCAAACAACTGGAGGTATTCCGGTGCGTCTGTCCGTCGCTTAGAATCGGCGAATCGGATCACGAGACGACGCTGGCCGAATGCGAGACGTGCCCACACAGGACGAGGGGAACGATGCCCGACGCGCGGAAACTGATCCTCAGGAACCACCTTTCCCCCGGCGACGTTCTCGTGATGACCGCCGCGATCCACTCGCTGCACAAGGCGCACCCCGGAAGGTTCCGGATCGCCGTCGATACAGCCTGCCCGGCGATCTTCGAGAACAGCCCGGAGGTCGAGCCGCTGGATAAGGCGCGCGAGGAGAAATGGGAGGAAATGGATACGCATTATCCTTTGGTGAACGAGTGCAACCAGAGGGGCATCCATTTCATGCAAGCGTACTGCTCATATTTCGAGGACAATCTGCAAGTCCGCGTTCCACTGGCGACGAACAGGCCGATGGTGTGGCTCAGCGCCGAGGAGAAGGGCTGGATGAATCAGGTCGAGGAGGCGTTCAAATACAAGGGGAGGTTCTGGCTCGTCAACGCCGGGCGAAAGAATGACTACACCTGCAAGCACTGGGGAACGGAATCCTTCCAGCGCGTCGTCGATTCACTCCGGGGCAAGGTCGTGTTCGTGCAAGTCGGCGCGGCAGAGCATCATCATCCACCGCTCAGGAACGTCCTGAACCTCGTCGGCAAGACCGACCTGAGGCAATTGATCCGCCTCTGCTGGCACGCGGACGGCGTTCTGTGCGGCGTGACGATGCTCCACCATTTGGCGGCGGCCCTGGAAAAACGCTGCGTGACGATCATGGGCGGGCGCGAGCCGGTCCAATGGAACTCGTACCCTCGTTGCCAACTCCTGCACACCATCGGCTCGCTCTCCTGCTGTCGAGACGGAGGGTGCTGGAAGTCGCGCGTCATCGCCCTGCCCGACAACGCCGAACAGAACAACTCGCTTTGCGAGCAACCTCAACCGGGCGACGAACCGATTCCCCGTTGTATGAGCCTTATCCGCCCCGACGACGTGGCGTCGAAGGTCGCGCTCTTGACGACGGCATGAGGCCGGGTTACTATCCCTCCACATGGGAACCGCGCTGAGGGAATTAAAGACCTGCTTGCGTTGCGGATGGCGCTGGTTTTCGCGCAAGCCGTTCCCGCCGCGCTGTCCGAACCCGAAGTGCCGAAGCCCATACTGGAACAAGCCAAAGGCGAAGTTATGATTGCCTCGGAATGCCGCTGCTGCGAAATGAACGCCGCCGACCGCCCTTCATGGGGAGACGGTCCGTGGGCCAACGAGCCGGATCGCGCCGAATGGGAACACAATGGTCTGCCTTGCATCACTCACCGTGGCGGAAACGGCGCATGGTGCGGTTACGTCGGCGTGCCTCCAACTCACCCGTTGCACGGCAAGCGCTACGGCGAGGTTGACTTGGAGGTGCATGGCGGCCTGACCTATTCGGACGCTTGCCATGGCCACATCTGCCACACTCCCAAGCCGGGCGAGGGCGACGATGTGTGGTGGTTCGGGTTTGACTGCGCTCATGCCTTTGATCTCTGTCCGACCATCGACGCGAAAATGCGAGATTACATCTTCCACGGCATACCAGAAGGCCACTACTGGACGCTGGAAGAGGTCCGCGCCGAAGTGAACCAGCTTGCCGATCAATTGGCGGCCTTGATGGTGAAGTGATGGGCTACTTCCCCGGCTACGACAACGAACCATGCTGGTTCTGTGGTCGCTCAGACTGCAACGGCAACCATTCAGGACCGTCGGCTGACGCGGCGCGGGAGAGGATCACGCACTTCGAGCGCGGCTTCGGCCATCCGTCTTGCCCGTGTCAGTCGTGCCGCGAAATGCGTGAACGGGAAGCGAACCGGAGGAAGGAATGAAGTCGGACAAGAAGATCATCCCCCTTGGCGACCGCGTTCTCCTGCGTCTATCCGAGCCGCAGAAGCAGCAGGGCCGCATCCTCCTGCCCGAGAAGTTCGCTCCCAAACCGCAGAGCGGGGAAGTGCTTGCGGTGGGGCCGGACTGCAAGTGCGAAAAGAGCATGAAAGGCGATGAGCAGCGCATTCGCCCAGAAATGGTCGTCATCTTCAACCAGTACGCCGGCACCACTGTCCCCGGCGACGACACACTCCTTCTGATCCGCGAGGACGAGTTGCTGGGGGTCATGGAAGCGTGAGAAGCCCCGATCTAGCCTCTTGGCATTCCAGTCGGGTCGCTAAACTCGTTGAGGCGGCGCGTTACAACGAGGCTCTTGACGAAGAAAACGACCGTCTGAAGCCTTCAGGGGAAGAGACGTTGTTCGTGGATGGCCTGCGAGCGCTGGGATTCAGCGACAAGCAGATCAGACTTCTTCATGAGGTCGATTCCCTGCTCTGCAAGTCATGCCGCGACGACTGGGCAGGTTGCCGTTGCTGGGACGATTCGTAATCGGAGTCATGGAATGAAACTGACCAAGGGCGACTGGCTCCTTCGCCTCACCGAGGTCGAGGACGACCTTCTCCGGGCGCGAGAATGTCGCTTCGGCCATTACCGCGACAGAGACATCATCGCGTTGGAGGCTTATCTTCAATGGCTCGAGAGCAAGGCACGGAAAGCGGGGTGGGAGAGTCCGACGCAGACCGTTTCGAGGCCGTCCTGAAAGAACTGGTCTCTACCGTCCGCGAGGCCATCGAGAAACGAAAGAACATGGGCGACCACCGGCAGCGCAAACGGCTGGAGGCCGCGCTGGAGGCGTACACGGTGCTGGTCGAGGAGTTGTACGGGAGCGAACGCGAATGAGCGTGCTTTATCTGGCCTTTAACGGCCACCCCGACATGGGCCAGTTCCTCGGCGACACCATCGTCTCCGTCAAGGCGGCGTACCTGATGGCGCGGGCAACTCCCTGCTCGCGCTACCTGCTCGGCCTCTCCCCCAAATCCCCACTCAACTTCCTCTGGGACAAGTTCATCGAGACCTTCCACGTCGAGGTCGTCTACGACACGTTCCATCCGGGGAACATGGACCAACGGTTCGACAGTTGGAACAAGGCGTTCAACCGCCGCGAGATCGACGGGCGGAAATTCGACCACTACCGCGAACTCTACCGGCGGATCGACGGAGGCCACAGGCAGGGCGTTCTCTGCGGCGGTGAGCGCGGATTGGGTCGAAAGAACGTCTTCGAGTACGTCTACTATGGCCAGGAGAACAAGCCAGAAGGGCCATGCGAAGGCGGCGCGGAGTTTGCCGACGACCTGATCGCGCATCCCGTCGTCCCACCAGAATACGACGTGCTGATCGCGCCCTATGCCAAATGCCAGGGCAACGGGACGTTCACGTTTGCGTTCTGGGACAGAGTGACTCGCTTGCTTGTGGAGAGCGGCGTCAAGGTCACGGTCAACCATCACGGAGAGTTCTGCGAGGACCTGAAAGCCGGCGGTCTCTACCGTCGCATCTACCCTCCGTTCAAGGACCTGCTCCCCGAAGTCTGTCGTCACCGCCTCGTGTCCTGTGGGAACACTGGCGTCGGCTGGGTCGCAGGCGCCTGCGGAATTCCGCTTCTGGCCATGCAGCCGCCCGACTCGAACATGCAGGACTACCGTTACGAATGGTGCGGCGTGCAATCCCTGCGCGAGTTTGTGGAGGACCCCGATGCCGAGTACGTCGTCAAACGGATTCAGGAGGAACTGGAAACGAGGACGGTGCTCACCACGGGCTGCTTCGACATACTCCATGCAGGCCACATACGCCACCTTGAGGAATCGCGCTCATTCGGAAATCGTCTGGTCGTGGCGCTCAATTCCGACGCTTCCGTCCGCTCCCTCAAGGGCGCGGATCGCCCCATACACAATCAGGCCGAAAGGGAATTCGTCTTGAGGGCCATGCGCTGCGTCGATGACGTTCAGGTCTTCGACGGCGACAACGCCCTTCGTCTGATTCACAAACTTCGCCCCGCGGTCCTGACCAACGGCTCCGACCACAAACTGGAAGAGATCGTCGGCAAGGACTTCGTGGAATCCTACGGTGGAAAGGTGGTCGTCACCGACGGCTCGCGCACACAGACTTCAACCAGGATCATCCAGACCGTCATCAAGCAGGTGGACGTTCTGACGGCATGTCGGGAGGCCGCCAATCTGAGCCCGAACCCGTTCCCAAAGATGAAGCTCCTGGCCGATCAGTTCCTGTCGGTGAAGGACTTGCCAGCCGCCGCAGCGGACGTTGGAGCATACCGGGGGGCATGTTCCCTCGTCATGCGGCGGCTGGCGCCGGAGAAGGAGCTGCACCTGTTCGACACATGGTCGGGCAATCCCCACGAGGACCCGCTATGTCACCACAGAAAAGGGGAATGGGCCGCCGACCTCGCCGAGTGCAAGAAGGTCGTGGGTTCAGACGCACGAACCCATTACCACGTCGGCGTCTTCCCCGAATCGGTGAATGGCGAATCGTCGGCGAGGTTCTGCTTCGTCGTGATCGACGGCGACACTTACCAGACCACAAAGGACGCCATCGCCTTCTTCTGGCCCCGCCTAGTCGAGGGCGGGAAGCTGTTCATCGACGATTACGATTGGCAACCATGCGCTGGCGTCCGCAAGGCCGTGGACGAGGCGTTCACGGACGCACAGCGGACAGTGTTCGGCAGCGAGAAAACCTGCGTGGTGAAGAAATGAGCGGCGAAGCCTACGACGAGTCGTACTTCCTTCGCGGCAAGGAAACAGGCAAGTCGTGCTACACGAACTACTCATGGATGCCGATGCTGACGATCCCCATGGCGCGGGTGATGGCCGCCCGGCTGGGGATCAAGCCCGAAGAGACGATCTGCGACTTCGGCGCGGCCAGGGGCTACGTCGTCAAGGCGTTCCGCGAACTCGGCTACACGGCGTTCGGCGTCGATGCCTCACAATGGGCCGTGGAAAATTGTCACCCCGACGTGAAGCCGTTCCTGACCTGCGACAAGCGGGTGAGCCGTTACTACGACTGGATCATCGCCAAGGACGTTCTGGAGCATGTCGTCGAACTTGAGGCGACGGTCGAGAACTTGATGCAGAAGGCGCACGTCGGCCTCTTCGTCGTCGTGCCGCTGTCCGCGAAGGACGGAGAGCGCTACATAGCCGAAGAATATGAACTGGACATGACCCACGTTCACCGACTGACGCTGGCGACATGGGCGGCGATGTTCATTCGCCCCGGTTGGTCGGTCGAGGCGACCTACCGCGCCAAGGGCATCAAGGACAGTTGGGACCACCTGGGGCCGTGCAACGGATTCTTGGTTGTTAAGAGGAACGGCTGATGAAGACGCTTGGGGCGTGCTTGAACTTTTTTAATGAGGCAGACGCCCTCCCAGGCTGGCTCGAATCCGCTTCGCGCTGGGCCGACGACATTGCCGCCTACCAGGCCGGTCCGAACGGCGAGGAAAGCGACGATGGCTCCATTGAGATACTGGAAAAGTGGCGCATCCCCATCCACCGCGGCTCGATCAACGAGGGCTTCGGCATCGTCCGCACGGCGGCTGTCAGAGCCTGCAAGACGGACTACGTGATGCTGCTCGACGCCGACGAACGATTCCTCCACTCGGGCCAGGTTCTGACCTGTTCGGGTGAGAACACATCGCTGGAAGTTGAGCAACAGGTCTTGCAGGAGTACGACACCGGCGAGCCGGGCCAATGTCCGGCCAACTGGGAGAACCTGTCTAAACTGGGCGCGAAACTGTCCGTCTCGTTCGGCGAAGTATACAACCAGGCGGCCTGGGTCAAGGACTTCATCCAGCACGGCGACCTCGACGCCGTGTGCATGATCCGCCGCCACTGGCACGACTTCACCTTCAAGCGCCCCACGCAGAACTGGCACACGCGGCCGGACTACCAGATTCGGCTGGTGCGCAACCGCGACGACGTTCACTGGGACGCCAACACGAAGATGCACGAGACGCTGGTTCCTGGCAACCGGAACATCTACCAGCCCAACCACACCCACGGCCCCTTCTACGACCACTTCCACTGCTTCTTCAAGAGGCTGTCTCCCCTCAAGCGCCAGTTCGCCGTGCGCGTTTACCGTGCCATCCATTACGGTCACGCGGTGCCGTCGTGGAAGGCGTTCAAGAAGGAGTACGGCGGGTGAAGACTTTGCTGCTGACCGGCTACGACGACGCATTCGCGCCGCTGGGTAAACTGACCGAGCCGCTGATGCTCGCCTATGCCAAGCGCCAAGGCTTCACTTTCGCGTGCATGAGGGAGGGTCTGGGCAACACGGAACACCCGTCGTGGTGGAAGATGCGTCGCCTCCTGAGCGCCTTCGACCTTCCGCCGAAATCATCCTATTCGCCTTATCACGACGGTTCCGGCCTCTGTGACCACGTGATCTGGATGGACGCCGACATGGTGATAACCAACCCCCATTTCGTCCCGCCGGGCGAATCGGGCTATCACTGCTCGCGCGACTGGGGGCAGGACGCGACCGAGCCGTGGATGCTGACCAACTGCTGCTTCGCCGCCTTCCCCGACAGCCTGCCCCTGATCCGGTGGGTGCTGGAACACAAGGACGATTATTCCTGCGAGTTTCACGAACAGAACCATGTGCGCGAGGCGGCCAGGGGTCCGTTCAAGGGCGTGATTCACGTCCACCCCAGCCGCGTTTTCTCCGCCGTACCCGTCGAGATTCACCCCAGCGTGCGCGAGCCGTGGCGGCCGGGGGACTGGGCGGCGCACCTGACGATGGTTCCACTGGCCGAGCGTGTGCGTCTAGCCCGTGAGTTCATCAAACGCACAAAAGGGGCATGGTGAAGCCAGTCTGCCTCGTCATCCCGCCGTCCTGCTTCCTCCTGGACGAGCGCGTGTTTATGTCGCTCGGCGTCCTGCGCGTCGCCGCCGTCTTGGAACGCGCCGGCGTTCCCGTCGAGATTCTGGACTTGTCCGGGATTATGAATTACGAGGAAGCCGTCCGATTCCACGCCCGCCACTTTAGCGGGTGGACTTACGGGATCACCGCCACGACCCCGCAGATGCCGGCCGTCGCGCGGATCGTCTCCGTGCTGCGGGAGCAGATCGGCCTGCGTCTGATCCTGGGCGGCCCGCACGTCACGCTGGTCCACGCGGCCTTCAAGAAAGGCGCCGCCCGCGCCGGCGAAGCGCTGTCGCGGTTGAAAGAGATGTTTGACGTGCTGGTGGCCGGCGATGGAGAGGGGGCTATCTTTGCCGCCGTCGCGGTCGAAGCGCCCCGCCTGATCGACGCCGACGACCCCAAGGGGCCGTACTTCCTGACCGACGCCCGCTACGAGAGCCTGCCCTGGGCCGCCCGGCATCTGGTGGACGTGAGGAGTTACCACTACTCCATCGACGGAGTTCCGGCCCTGTCGATGATCGCGCAGCTAGGCTGCCCGTTCGCCTGCGCCTTCTGCGGAGGGCGCGAGTCGCCCATGCTGCGCCGCATCCGCACGAGGTCCACCGAAAGCATCGTCGCCGAAATGGCGCATTTGCATGAGGCCTACGGCGTGCGTGGGCTCATGTTCTACGACGACGAGTTGAACGTGAACAGGCAGGTCGTTGAACTCATGGACGCCATCGCCGCGATGGGGATTGACTGGCACTTGCGCGGCTTCGTCAAGGCGGAACTGTTCACCGACCGTCAGGCCGAGGCCATGTACCGCGCCGGCTTCCGCTGGCTCCTGGTCGGCTTTGAGTCGGGTTCGCCACGGGTTCTGGAAAACATCAACAAGAAGGCCACGCGCGAGGACAACACGCGCTGCCTGCGGACGGCGCGAAGGCACGGTCTGAAAGTCAAGGCGCTCATGTCGCTGGGTCACGCGGGGGAGAGTCTGCGTACGGTTCAGGACACGGAGGATTGGTTGCTGGAAGAAAGGCCGGACGACTTCGACGCCACGGTGATTACCACCTACCCCGGAACCCCGTACTACGATCGCGCCGTCGAGACGACGCCCGGAATATGGACATACACCGCCAGGTCGGGGGACCGCCTGCACGCCTGCGAGACGGACTTCCAGGGAGAGGCGGTCTACTACAAGGGGATTCCGGGGCAATACAAATCCTTCGTCTTCACCGATCATTTGTCGGCCGACGAGATCGTGGCCCTGCGCGACTGCTTGGAGGCCGACGTGCGGCGTCAACTGGGCGTTCCGTTTAACGCGGGCGCCCCTGGCGTTCGCTATGAGGCGTCGATGGGGATGCTGCCGGGACACATCCTGCGGCGGTCGATGACGGATCATGAGCAACAGCGGCTTCTCGATTGGGAGCCGATCCCTGACTTCTGCGGAGATTGAACGTGCCTAGGATCGTCGTCGCCATTACACACAGTTACACGTGGTTCTGGACGCAGGCGTGCTTGGCCGCGCTGAAGCGGACGCTGGCCGAGGGCGCGGCGGACGGCTTCGGCGTGGAGATCGTGGTCGTCGATAATTCGTGGGAGAATAGTCCGTCCATTTACGGCGTCACGAAGACGCGACTGGGCGAGGGCGTGCGGGTCGTCGAGAACAAGGTCTTGCACAGCCACTCGGTCGCCATCGACATTGCGTTCAAGTCATCCTGGCCGATGGACTACTTCGTCCCCATCGACAGCGACTGCATCGTCATGCGCCCGAGTTGGCTCACGGAGTTCCTTTCTCGCCTGCGCCCAACGGACTACGGCATTGGCGCGCTTCACTCCGAACTCGGCGTCTGCTGTTCCTTCGCCTTGTACAACGCTCAGGCCGTCAAGCGGATGGCCGATGCGAGCGCCGCGAACCCCGACCGCCATTTCCGGTGGGGCGACGGCTTCGCGCTATCCGAGCCGATCCCAGATGGTCACGAAGAAATCCTGAAAGGCCCGTTCTCCGACCGGCGCGGCTGGCCGCCCGGAACGGTTCTGAGGGAGAGGCCGGCGGGTTTGACGCGCGGTCCGGGCTGGTACGAGCCGGGTCAGATGTTCCACTTCTGGGCCTTGGAGGCAGGCTACACTTATTCGATCTGCCCGTCCCGGACGATCCGCGACGACGCGCGGGGCATACCGCTGGGCACGTTCTACGGCGTCGATCCGGCGCTGCCGATGGGCTACAACGAGTGCCGCGACGCCTGCTGGGCCGTCCACTTCTGGGGCGGGACGCGCGCCCAGGATATGGTCAATTTGCAGGGCGGAAGTCTGACCGATCCGGCGATCATCAGCAACATCGGCTTCTGGCTGGAGAGGGAGGCCGGTTGGTGGATGAATCAGGTCCCCGCCGACGTTCGCGCCGAGACGCTGAACCTCATCAGGGAATACGGGTGGGTGCGCAAGGTGAGGCCGGACGCCCGCCCTGATTCACTGACGCGAATGAAGGCGTGGTACAAGGCCGGAGGCGTCGATCTGTGAAGCCAATCCCTCTGTTCAAGGTCTTCATGCACCCGGACGCCTCGCCGGCCGTGGCGAAGGTGCTGGAGAGCGGCTACGTCGGCCAGGGTCCGCGCGTCGAGAAGTTTGAGAACGAATTGCGATGCCACTTCAATTATCCGTGGATCAACACGCTCAACAGCGCCACGTCTGGGTTGCAGTTGGCCGTCCACATGCTCAAGGGAACGTACCCTGACACCGAAGTTCTGACGACGCCGCTGACCTGCACGGCGACCAGTTTCGCCATTCTTGCCGAAGGGCTGAAGATTCGCTGGGCGGACGTGGACCCTAACACGGGCAACATGGATTTGAACGATGCGTGCCGCAAAATAAACGCCAACACGCTCGCCATTATGGTAGTGCATTGGGGTGGATATCCTTGCGACCTTGATCGCATTGAGGCGATTCGCAAAGGGTGCAAGATGATGTTCGTCATCGAGGACTGCGCCCATGCGTGGGGCGCGACCTATCGAGGCAAGCCCATCGGGGCGCACGGCAACACGGCCGTCTTTTCGTTCCAGGCCATCAAGCACCTGACGACCGGCGACGGCGGCTGCATGGTCTCGCCAAATGAGGCCCACTACCGTCGGGCCAAACTCCTCCGCTGGTACGGCCTCGACCGCGACAGCTCCGCCGACTTCCGCTGCGCCCAGAACGTGAAGGAATGGGGCTTCAAGTTCCACATGAACGACATCGCCGCGAGCATCGGGCTGGCAAACTTTCCATACGTCGATGGGTTGGTGGGCGTCCACCGTTCCAATGGCCGCTTCTACAACAAGGCGCTGGCAAGCACGCCCGGCCTGACTCTGATGGAGAACAAGCCGGACCGTGAATCCTCCTTCTGGGTCTACACCGTCCGCGTGGAGGACCGAGATGGCTTCGTCCGTAAGATGACGGAGAAGGGAATCGCCGTCAGCCAGGTCCACGCCCGCAACGACAAGCACGACTGCGTGAAGGAGTTCCGCTGTCACCTGCCGGGGATGGATATTCTGGAGCGGGAGATGATCTGCATCCCTTGCGGCTGGTGGGTGACGGCGGAGGACCGCGAGTACATCGTCGATTGCATCAGGGAGGGATGGTGATGGAATACCTCTACCGACACCGGAACGGCATCCTGTTCCGCCGCGTCAATGCGGGCGACCTGTCGGACCTGACCGACCTCAAGAACGAGAGTTGGTTCGGCACGCACCGCATCTCCTTCGTCAGCGCGGACAGTCAGAGGCGATGGCTGGAGGCGCTGGACCGCGAGAACGTTCACGCCCCCGGCAATCTAGTCCTCGTGGCCTGTACGGACGAGCCGGCAGACGACATGCCCGCCCCGGCGCCGCGTCCGAACCACGCCGGCCTGAGCAACGTCGGGGTGTTCAAGATACTAGGCATCGACTGGCAATCCCGCCGCGCCTCTGTCGGCTGGGACATTTACCGCCCCTATCGAGGCGAGGGCCTGGGCAAGAATCTGGTCGAGGCGGGAATCGCTTTCTGCTTCAACGTCCTGAACCTTCACCGTCTTCAGGCCGACGTGCTGGACACCAACCACGCCTCGCAGAAGTGCGCACTGGCCGCCGGCTTCATCAAGGAAGGCTTCCAGCCCAGGTGCATCCTGCGGGGCGGGAAGTGGATCGACAACGTGATCTATGGGATCGTGGCCCCGGAACCGGAGTGAGGCATGACGGACGCTGAGCGCACGGCTGAATGGAAGCGGCAGGAATTGGCGAAGTTGGATTCCGTGGGCTGGCCCCCAAACGTGAAGGATGCTCTTGCCGATGCCTGCGTGGCACTTCGTAAGTATCGCAGTGATCTCGACCAGCCCTGTCATACAAGTGCCTATGCCAGCGGTCATGCACTGGATGATGCAATGAGGCGCTTGCTTTCGTTGCGTTCGCCGAGCGATTACGGGTTGATGCAAGCGTTCCTTGAAATGATTCCCGAAGACGAAAGGGACGAACTGTGAAGACCGCGCTGCCGCTGAAGGACACGTTCACGTCCACGGGGCACAAATTTTTTGCCCATCAGGAAACGATGCGCAACTTGCGGAACGGCAAGGGTCAGCCGGTCGTCACGCACTTGATGCCCACATCGGTCTGCGCTCACTCTTGCGCCTTCTGCTCCGTCCATCATCGCCCGCACGAGGTTCTGCCGCTGGCCGACATGACGACCTATCTCGACATCCTGCTCCGCTACGGCCTGAAGGCGGTCATCATCAGTGGCGGCGGCAACCCGATCTTATACAGGTGCCCCGACACGGGAGCCGACTTCAACCGGCTTGTCGATGAGGTCTATCGGCGGGGACTGGAGATCGGCGTCATCAGCGACGGAATGCCATTGCGAGTTGACGAGCCGACGATGCGGCAGATGTGGAAGGCTGTGCATCCGGAGACAATCGACAAGTTGACTTGGCTGCGGATCAGCATGGCCGGCTTGGATCACCAGGAGAACTGCGTCCACGTCCCAGACGTGGACCCGTCACGGACGACGCTGGGCTTTTCCTACGTCCTGCATGACATCTATGACGAACCGGCGGATAAGGCTCACGGCAAAGTATCCACGCCAGCCGACCTCATCACCGTCGGTTACGAACGACTGCATAACGACAACATTAAGCCAGTTCGGTTCGCCGAGGACCGCGTTCCGGTGCTGACCAGCCAGATCGACGAGATCGTGCGGAAGTACAAACCGACCTATGTTCGATTGCTCCCGAACTGCTTGCAACCGGAGCTGATCCAGCAGCGGTGCGATCTGCTCCAACGGATGGCCGACGCCATCGACCCGGACGTGGTGTTCGTGCAGTACAAGCCGCCGGCCGCGCCGAATGTATGCCTGCTCGGCAGCATTCATCCAGTCCTCAATACAGATGGTTTTTGTTATCCTTGCGACAGCTGTGTATTAAACGACTCAGCAGGTCACAAATTCGCCAACCCATGGAGGATGTGTCACTGGAGCGAGATCGCCAGCATCTACGAAAGACCGCTCCGCAGCCTGATAGATAACCCACATGAGAGATGTCCAGGGTGCGTATTTACCCAAAGCAACCTCTTGCTGGAAAAGGTGTGGAAGGGCGAGGTCGAGCCGACGCCTCCGGTCGAGACGCCGGAGCACGTCAACTTCGTCTAAAGAAGTATAATAGCTATCGTTAAATTTCCTACTGGTAAAATTACCAGTAGCCGAGGCCAGTCATGGAAGCCGCCTATAGAATAATGAAGCCGGAGCGCGCGACCGCCCCGGCTTCCAGACACAGCGAACCATGTGGGGGTCCGCCATGCCGAAGAAAAGCCTATCCGTTCGCACCGATCTTGTCCACCGGCCTCCCCCTCCAGATGAAAACATCTCTGGCAAGGAATTCGGTCAGTGGAAAGTTCTTGAGTATGCCGGATCGAAACAGGGTCGGTGGTATCGCTGCCGCTGCTCATGCGGTTACATTGCCGTCGTTCATGGTGGAGAGTTAAAAGGAGGCCGTTCTTTGAGTTGCGGGCATGATGGATCGACTTACAGGCATGGCCATGGAAGTCGCGCGCATGAGAAAAGGCCAGCAGAATACAATGTGTGGGTTCTGATGCGTGACCGCTGCAATAACACAAACTCAAGGCACTACAAGAACTATGGTGGCCGTGGAATCAAAGTGTGTGAGCGATGGGACGACTTCGCTGCCTTCCTCGCCGACATGGGGCCGCGCCCATCGCCGCAACACACCATCGACAGAATCAACAACGACGGCAACTACGAGCCAAGTAACTGCCGATGGGCGACGAGGGCTGAGCAGGCGAGGAACAAGAGAACGAACATCCAAATCTCGCACAATGGCACGGTCTTGTGTCTTGCGGAGTGGTGCAAGAAATTGAATCTTCCTTATCTGCGGTCTTATCGTCGCCTCCGTAATGGCGAGAGCGTGACTGCAGTATTTGCTGAGAAAGGAGGTCAACCAAGCCATGACGACTGAAAAACCAGTCCGCATCCTGCTCTCGCTGAGAGGAGGGTATGGCTTGGGTTGAGGGCGATGTCGTGACATTTGGCGTTATCCTGAAACACCTGCGAAAACACCGCCCCAACTGGCTTATCGACGTGGCCGCCCCGCGCGGTTCTCACTCCGCCCTCTTCGGCCTTTGCAACCGCGTCCTCTATCACGGCGAGCCGGAAGGCAAGTACGACAAGGCGGTGGACCTTGACCTGGAGGACTCCTACGTCCACTTCAAGGACCGTCCCAGCAGCAAGACCGTCTTCAACCTGCGTCTTCAGTTCGGTCTGGAATACGACCCGGAGTGCGGGGGCTACGAGATCGCTGTTGGGCCAGAGGCGACGGATCGCGCCGAGCGATGGCTGCGGAGCGTCATCAGTCCGACGCCCGGCGTGTTCTCGCCGTATCCGGCGGTCGTCCTCCACTACCGCGGTGGCTCCAGCAAGGCTCGCAAGGACCTCGAACACTGGCAGGGCGAGGTTCTGGTCAACGCCATCCGCCAATCCGGACGCACGCCGATCCTTCTGGACTGGTCCGACTCTCCCATGGACGCCGTGCGCGTCCCCGACAAGGTGTGGGGAGGTTTCGGAAACGGCGACGCCGAGACGATGGCCGCCCTGATTAGGCTCTCGGAAGCCTTCATTGGCATCGACTCCGGGCCTGGCAAGGTTGCCTCGGCGACGGACACGCCAAGCCTGATCGTCTGGACCAAGCATCATCCGGCGCGTTACCACGACCCTGCTCCGAACACCGAACATCTGATCCCGCACGACTGGCGGGGAATGCAGCCGATCGAGTGGGACGCCGAACGGGAGAAATTCTTCACGGAGAACTACCGCTTCCGGACATACGCCGGCGAGCACGGTCTTGTGGGCGAGATCATCCAGTGGCTTCAGAAGACTCTGCGCTGGGAAGGCTGGCTCGACCCCGGCGTGAAGTTCGTGATCCCGGCTCGAATCGAATCGGCGGCGTGGGTGATGGCGAAGATCAGGAACATCGCCGGGAAGCGCGTCGCCGACTGCATCGTGTCGGCTCAGCCCGGCGACAGCGAGGGCCTGAAGGTTGTGGAGTTTGTGCGAAGCTTCGGCTTCTTCCGCGACGTGCGAGTTCTTCCCATTGCGGTGCATCAGGGTCCGGAGAAGCCACGGGACACGCGCGGACGCTATCTCTACGTCTCCGACGGTTTGAGGGACGGCTACCATTACCTCGTGCCGGATACCGTGTCCCAGTTAGGGAAGCCGTTGGCCGACTGGTTGCCGGACGTTCCGGCTGACTTCGAGATGGTCAAGAGGGCGGAGGAATGGCTGCAATTGACGAATGCTTGAGGCCCATCATGTTCGGGGCCAAATGCTCGCGCTGCCCTTATTGGGTGAATATTTCAGCAAACGCGACTCATGAAGTGCGAGATTATTTGGTCGATAGCGGCTGGGAAATTCTGACGCAGCCAGTGCAATTGCTCTGTCCATGGTGCGTTGACAAAAAGAGGGCCAAGGAAAAGCCATGACTCCCATCGACCGACTGATCCAGTCCACGCAGGCGACCGAGAAGCGCATCGTCGTCCTCGGCGACTCGATGCGCGACGTTCATGTCCATGGCGACCTTCTCCCTTCCCAGGACGGCGTGCAGAAATTCGTGGAACGCCGCCGTCTTGAGACTCCCGGCGGCGCAGCGGGGGCGGCGCGGCAACTTTGCCGGTGGAGCGCGGAGACAATTCTGCTATCGGTCGGTCACTGTGGCGATCCTCCATACCACGAATCATGGAACGCTGTTGACTGGTCGCATTGCATGATGAGTCGTCGTATGCCCGAAAAGCACCGCTTCCTCGACGACTCCGGGCGCATCCTCTGGAGACACGACAAGGACCACGGCTACGGCGCTGACGCGAACCTGATGGAGTCGTGGCGGAAGACGATCCTGGAGCGGCTGTACGAGTTGGCCCCGGACGCCGTGCTGATTTCCGATTACGACAAGGGCTTCCTGACGGAGGCGATGATCCGCGAAGTCATCGGGTGGTGCAATGAGAAGGGCGTCCCGATTGTAGCGGACGCGAAGCGCGAGCCGAAAGTATACGACGGCGCGATCTTGAAATTCAACCACGACTATTGGCTCAACCACACGACAACAGGTAAGAGCGAAGTGATAACCTTGGGGGCCGAGCCTCCTGGGGTCAATGGCCGGGTGCTTCCTAAGATGGCCATTGGCGGCATTGTTTGCAAAAATCACGTCGGAGCTGGCGATTGCTTTTCCGCCACGCTCGCACTCGCCCTGGCTCACGGCTTCTCATTGGAGGACGCCGCCGCCATCGCCCATTCCGCCGGACGCATTTACGTCCAGCATCTTCACGGTCGTCCGCCATGGCCTTTTGAGATTCGGCGCGACCTAAATCCGGTCGGGGGAAAGGTCTTATCAGCGTTCGACCTCGCCGCCTTGTGTAGGGCGGCCCCCGGCCGGATTTGCTGGGCCAACGGGTGCTTTGACCTCCTCGGCCCACACCACGTCCAGTTCCTCCAGAATGCCCGCAGACAGGGCGATCTCCTGGTGGTCGGGCTGAACGACGACCAGAGCGTGAGGCGGCTTAAAGGGCCAAAACGCCCCATCATGGCCCTTCCCGAACGGACTGCCATGCTGGCAGCGCTCGATTGCGTGGATTGGGTCGTGCCGTTCTCCGCCGACGCCCCCGTGGAAGAACTGTCGGCGCTGCGTCCCCATGTGCGCGTCTGCGCCGACATTCCGGATCGCAACGGCGCCGGGGACGAATACGCAGGCGAGGTCAAACTGCTCCCGATGGTTCCGCAGGCTTCAACCACGGCGATGGTGGAGAGGATAATCCGGTTGCAGCGAACCCCGTCTCCGGCGTAGACTGATGCTGCATTGCAGATCGGAGGACGCTTTGCTCGCTCAAATACCCGCCCCTCCAACCGATTTTTTCAGCAACTCGATTCTGTTTGTGATCGCTGGCATCTTCATCGCGGATCGTGGGTTGTCGGTGTTCATTCAACTTCGGGCGCTGATCGGCTCCGGCGACAGCAGGTTGGCGACCAAGGGAGACGTGAAGGAGGCTCGAACTGAAGTAGTGGGCGACCTGGAGTTGCACAAGCGCGAGGATTCCAAGCATTTTGGCGAGGTCAAGGAGGAGATCAAGGGCGTCAAGGCTGACATCAAGGAAGTGCGAGAGGCAGTGAACGAAACGCGGATCAGCACGGCGGAAATCGCGGCGGCATTGCGCGAGCATTTCAACATGACGCCATCACGGGTGGGGAGAAAGGACGGGGCGAAATGACGCCAGTGCGGAACGGTCTGGTGATGGTGGAGCGTCCGCCGACCGCAGAGAAAACACTGTCTCGCTTCGCGCTGTGGGTGCAGATCGTCATTGCCATCCTGTTCGCTGGGGCGTGGTTGCAATTGGAATTCTTCACGTTGCCGCGACTCGACGCCGCCTCGGCTGAATTGCAACAAGACAAGCAGCACCGGATGGAAATGCAAACCGTCCGCGACGGCGAGATCAAGCAGAACGCCGACATCTTGCTCCAACTGGAACAGGAGCGGCGAATCCTCAAAGCCATGCAGGAGACTAAACCGTGAGTGGAGCCCAGCAAGTTTGGCAGGCGTATGTGGCGCTGGCGGCGGCTCAAAAGACATGGCGGCTGGCGATGCAAGCTTACGCCACGGCTCAGACGCAGCAGAACGCGGCGAGCCTGAATGCGGCGGAGCAAGCTGTCGAGGTTGCCGACTCGTACTACCAGGCGGCGCTGAACAACTGGGCCAATGGCGGACATTAACGATAGGAGCCTGTTCAATGAAGAACGAAACCGCGCAGGAAGTGAACCCCTCATGGCTGCTGGCCGCTATCGTCGCCGTCTGCATCGGCACGCTCATCGTATGCGTGATCCTCGACGTGACGGGGAACCAGGATCAAGTGCCGGTTGTCATGACCTTCGTAGTCCCCATCGCATCCGGCCTCATCGCGTGGAAGATCGACCTCAACCGCCGCATCAGTCAGGCGGGGCAGCAGATCATTGAGAGCAAGGTCAACGGCCAGCGGGAACGGATTGAGGCGCTTGAGAAAAAGGTGAAGTGATACACACGGGGCGGGTGACGGGCCGGCTGGGAGGGGCGACCCGCCGGAGGCGTGAAGAGCGCCGCCCGCCCCACCTTTTACGGAGAGCGAGGAAACACAATGCAACTGGACGAAGCTAGAGGATTCGCGGCACATGCGTGGTGCGAAGACGCCAACAGCGGCAAGGTCTTAGACGTGGACTTAGCCGAGTCGTTCGCTCATATCCTGATGACGCGAGTGAACGAGGCAGTGCAGTCGCACAAGATCAGGGAAGCCCGTCGCGTCATGCGGTCGGCGTTGGCTGGGGACGCTGGATTCCGGCAGGGATACATCGCCAACGTCGCCATGCTGTTGCACGACCACTATGGCATCACGGACTACGAAAAGCGGAACAAGGCCGCTGAGGAAATTCTCGACCTGATCTTCGGATGACTTTTTACGGAGAGCGACATGGGAGTCGCAATACGCCGGCTGAGGAACAAGACGGCCGAGGAGTGCCTGCTGCGGGCCGTCTCTCGGCGTGTGAACTATCGACGCTTTATTGCCGCCACGGAGTTGTTGGCGGGGATGCTCTCCAACCCGGAAGTGGTGTCCGCTCGTGCGATGGGCGAGAACCGTGCCGACGCCGCCCTTGACCGGCTCGCCGATACGGCATGGCGACTGGTGGGGCGGCTGATGGGAAAGGCGGGGGTGATATGAACGACCTCTGGACCGTGATGCAGAACAACCTCATCGTTCGCGCCGGCCTGCCCAAGGACGTGGCCGAAAAGGAACGGGACAAGCTCCAGGAGGCGGCCGGCAATATTGCCGTGACGTACTGGATCACTCCTACGGAGAAACCATGAAGCGACTCCTCTATCTTCTGCCTATTCTGTTCGGCCTCGCCGCCGTGGCATCTATCCCGGCCGCCGATCCGCCGGACGCGCCGCCGGCGCCGGTTCACCATCCGCGCGGCTACAAACCTCTTCTCGCCGAGCAGGCCAAGGCCCTTCATGACGCCGCCTTCAAACGCCACGGATATCTGATGGCGTGGTTGGCCAAGCGTGCAACCCCGCCGGCCGTGTTCGACGCCGTCACGCAGGGATGGGTGCAGCCGATCGTGGATCAAGGCCAGTGCGGGGATTGCTACGGGGTAAGTGCATCCGACGCGGTGACGGGCAGTTTCATCAAGGCCGGCTGGGGAAAGAACGACGGCAGTTTCAAGCTGAGCGACCAGTACGGCCTCGACTGCGGCATGTACGAGGGAGGCTGCAACGGCGGCGACGAGGCCCAGGTGATCGACGCATACAAATCGAAGGGAGGCCCAGCCGAGCACTACGTCGATGCCAGCGGCAAGGCCGTTTCGGACTATGGCCCTTACACGGCAAACCCCGGCTCGTGCAAGCTAAAGGCCGGTGCGAAACTGTGGCAGGTTCAGGATTGGGGTTATGTCGCGGGAGATCAGGGACAGGGGCCGGCGTCGCTGGCGGCGTACAAGGCCGCCCTGATGCAATACGGCCAGCTATCCATCGCCCTCGACGCCTCCAGTTTCGACAATTACAACAGCGGCGTCATCACGAACCTCGGCAACTCCATCGATCATGCGATTACCTGCGTGGGGTGGGACGATACTAAGCAGGCCCTTCACTGCCGCAACAACTGGGGAACGTCGTGGGGCGAGCAAGGCTACTGCTGGATCAGCTACAAGGCAGTTCCGCAGATCGTGGAACCGATCTGGATTCTGGCTCCGGCCGTGACGCCTCCGCCAGTGCCGCCGCCTCCGGGGCCGACACCACCGCCGACGCCCAGCGGCAACCTCTACACCATGACGACCGATCCGACGACGGGGGTTATCAGCTTCACGCCGACCACGACGCCGACGCCGGCCGGGAGCGTCACGCTGACGCCGGATCAGGTGAAGCAATTGCAGCAATGGTTGGGTGGGCAGAACAAGGAGGCGCCTCTGCCGCCGCCTGAGCAGAAGAAGCCTGCCAAGCCGATGCCTCCGCCCGAGCCGCCGGAGTCGTTGGAATGGCGTCGGCCGCGCGACCCCAGCATCACCAACGCGGCGGAGTTGTGGAGTCCGACGGCTCTCCGAGGTGAATGGATCACGCATCCCGGTGTGTATCTGCCTCGCCGGGGCGACGGCTGGGGCGAGGCATCTGAACCTCCCATCCCACCACCCGATAGTCGATGGGACCACAACCATTCGTATGTTTGGCAGACGCCGGGAGGACGCATCCCGGTGTCGGAGTTGAGACCTTAACGTATTTCGGCGGCTGCGGCCGAATCCGCATCCAGGGAAGCGGCTTCGACTCGCACGGGCAACTGTGCGGGCGGCAGAAAACTCGAAGGAAACCTGATCGGCCAGCCGCCGAACCTTACACCTTCGCCCCTCTCACGGGAGACCTGTTTCATGAGTCTGCTTCTGAAAATCCTGGCCCTGCTGTCGCAGCTCCAAAACCTCCAGCTGGTGCAGGACATTGAACAGTGCGTCATCACCAACACGTCGGCCGCCGCGATCTGGGCGTGCATCCTCGGCAAGCTGAACGGCCATCCAACCGTGACGGCGCACGACATGGCCCACATCGAGGCGGCGAAGACGTTGGCGACTGCGGCGAAGCTGTAACCGCCGATGTTTGACCACGAGGAGGGCGTGCCGTGTGGCAGCGCATCCAAAACTCCATCACGACCGTCCTCCTCGTGCTGTTCGGCGTCTTCATGATCGTGGGCGACTGGCTCGCCCGCAGCCTCGGATATGATCCGTGGAAGGGGAAAAAATGAGCGCTCCTACCGTGCAACTCAGAGGCGTCTGGCTACGGCGTGAAGGAAATTACGCCGTGGTAGAGGCATGGATGCCGGACGGCAGTTATCGGGAGATTATCCGCGAGCCGCTTGACTCGCCATTTTCCCATTGCGTTCACGCGGGCGGCATCAAAACGAGCCGGGTTGTCCGATCCACTTGCGCCGACTGCGGCGCGACCTTCGTTGGTTGGCCTCCGGGCCTTTGCTCCGCGTGCGCCCAGAAGGCATACGACACTACCGAACCTGTTCCGATGTCCGAGAAGCGGATTCAGGAGATCGTTGACTACGCCGTGAGCAAGGAGCATTCATGAGCAAGATTCTAATCGCCATCGTCCTCTTGTCCGCCGCCCTCCCTTCGGCCCGCGCCGACTCACTCTCCGACGCGCTATACGCCGTGGAGGTCCGGGGCGTCCACTACTTCAACGCGGGCGACGTGGCGACGTGCAGGAGCGAGTACCACGCGGCCCTCGAGGTCGCCGGCCCGAAGCTGCCGCCCGATCTCCAAGCCGTGGTCGCCGACGCCCTGGCCCGTGAGCAGGGTGAGCCGACCGATGAGGATGCCGCGTTCTTGTTGCGGGCGACGATTGACAAAGTGCGGAAGGGGCTGAAGGCTCCTATCATCCACCTCGACGCGACCCCGCTCAAAACCACCTGCCTCTGTCAGCAGGGCGGGCAATGCTTGTGCTTGCAGGCCGGTCTCGCTTGTCATTGCAACTCGGCTCACTCGCACGTGTTCACGTCGGCCCGTTACCGCTGGTCCATACATGGCGATTGGGCCGAACTGATCGACGCGGGGACGGGCAAGCAGGTTGGCGGGCTTATGTTCGACACGGGGCACTTTTTCCCCTACGTCGATGGCGTCTGGGGCGCGGCGTGCGAGCCGCCGATTGCGGCGCCGGCCAAGCCGCAGGTCAGCGTGGCCGCACCAATGCCAGTCATGACAATGCGGAGCGTGCGCGGGTGTGCGTCGGGGACGTGAAGGTGAACCAAGAGCCCCCGTGCGGGGCTGGAGGGAACGATGATCCTAACCCCCAACTACGCCATGTCGCCCTTCTTCTGGCTCTCCGGCGGCCCGTGGAGCTGCTGGCACAGCGAACCGCCGCGAAGGATGATGGTGAAGGGAAGGCCATGAGAAGCCACAAGTGTGAACAGTGCGGCGAGTTCTTCACGGCGCTAGATTCACCTCGCCTGTGTCCGGCGTGCGAGGAATATGAGGCGCTCATAGCTGACGATCTTCCCGAATTGACCGATGAGGAGCGAGTCGCCATGAACTCGCTGCCGCCTGAGTTTGTGGAGCGAATTCTGCGAGGCGAGCGGCCTTTAACCGATCCAAAGACGTTTGCGAACTGATTCGCCCCCTACTCATGGAGGTCCGAAATGAAAACCCTTGTGTCCGCCGCCCTCGCCCTCTGTCTGCTGTGTCTCGTGGCCTGCTTCGCGCGAGCCGACTGCCGCAACGGCTCCTGCTCTGCTCCGCCGACGTACACCTACGTCCAGACCAGCGGTGTCGTGGTGCAGGTCACGACCTCGGCTCCAGTTGGATTTCGTCAGCGTCACCTGCAACGCCGCATCGACCGGCTGAATCGGCGGGCGGTGCGAGTGGCGGCGAGGTAAGGATGATCTTTCGGGGTGGGGTCGCAAAAACCTCGTGGGAGCGACAACGTGTCGTAGGATTCTTTCCCATTGAACGAGGCTGGGTGCCCCGCCCCGATTCCTACTGGTAAAATTACCAGTAGAAAATTATCCCCTCTCATTTATAGCACATCAAGCTCCTCTTGCCTGCATCTACCAGGACGCTATCATGTAACGCATGGACGCCACCAATCTGCGACCGACAAGCTTCCGCTTCGACCCTAAGTTTCTGGCCGAGCTAAAAGAACTGACTGATCTGTTGAGCAGCGGGGACGCCGGGCGTCTGACGCGCACGCAGGTCATCAGGGTTGCGGTCAGGCGACAACTCGATTTCGAGAAAGCCCGAAGGAAAAATTTCTCAAAATCGGATTGACATTTCGCTATGCGGTAGCGAAGATGAGGATGTGGACGGAAGGCTCAACAAAGGAGACGCAATGTTTCAGGGCTTTTTCGCCTGGCTCCGCAACCGCGTCAAGCAGGCGGTCGTGGCCGGCGTGCAGGAGGCGATGGACGAACTGGCGACGGCGAAGGTGCAGGACGCGCCCGCCGAGCCGCAGTTGTTGACGTTCAAGGAGTCGGAAACGCCGGCCAAGCGCCGCAAGGCCGAGTGATCGTCCCAAAGGGAGGACGGGCGATGTATTACATGTACGACGACGGGCAGTACATCATCTGCACACGTCTAGCGCCGCAAACGGCGCGAGCGGCGCAGGATTGTCTTGCGGGGCCACTCACACTGGAGCAGGCCCGCGAATGGGCTTCTGCGGAAGAACGGTCGGTTATTTGGCGCTGACGCACACAAGCAAAGGGGAACGCAATGCCTCTCACCAAGTACCAAGAAGACGAACGTATTCGCTGGCTCGACAGCCTGCGAGCCATGATCGAGTACGCCGAGGCGCATCCAGAGATGCCCGCGCCGGCGTGCTGGGACATGGCAAGCTTCTTCCCGAAAACGCGGGAGGAAATGGCCGAAGTCGCCCGTTATCACGCTCCGGTCGAAAAGGTTTTCTCCGGTCCACTTGAGGATGACTGGTTCTATATCAGGAAGAAAATCGGTGGCATCCAGCTTCGGTTCAATATGAGACGTGGAGAGGTCTGCACGAAGGTTCCGACTGGCGTGAAGAAACTGACCGTTCCCGCCGAGCCGGCCAAACCCGCGCGTGAAATTGAAATCGAACAGTACGAGTGGCGGTGCGACGCCATCCTCGCTCCGAGCGGCGAAGATGCGACGCCGGTTCCGGCCGAACACGCCATTTGATGGAGCATCGCCGCCATGCGCATCCTCGAAAACCGCTTTGATATCGAAGTCGAGACGTGGGACGACCCAGGAGACTATCCAAACGCGCTCGCCGCCGGACCGCTGCCGTCTTACCAGTATGTCTGCGAAGTGCCAGGTCGGCTGATAGTCCAACTGGAGTTTGGCGATGACGATCCGGGCGAGGAGGCGGTGGAGATCGCACAAGAACACGCCGACTTGCCCGATGGCGTCACGGTCACGAAATGGGACATGCAGCGCGACGGCGACAAACTGACCTTCGAGGTCGCGGACTTCGAGGCAGAACGGCCAGAGCGGGAAGGCCCGGACCCGGACGAGTTGCGCGATGCGTGGCTGGATCGGAATTACTGAGGCAAGTTGGGAGCAATCACCGCAGTACAGGGTCAAAGGCTGCGACGGGATCGGGCATAACGTCCCGGAAGCGGGTTCGAGCCCCGCTGCTCCCCCTGAATGCGTCTGCGGCGTGGAAGGACACGCAAAACTGTTCGCCGGGAAGCCGAATAGGAATCGAGGCGGCGAACCTGGACCTTTAGCTGCGTGGGCTATTTCCTCGATACCTAGACCCGGCGGCAGCCGGTACTCAAGCCCGGCCGGACGCATTCACAAACCAAGGGAGACACAAATGTCCACGGCCATCGAGCCGTCCGCAATCACGCCGCTTTCCATCCTCCATGAAGCGATGGAGCGAGGCGTCAGTCCCGACCATCTGGAACGCCTTCTAGACTTGCAGGAGCGGTGGGAGAAGAACCGCGCCGCCGAGGCGTTCGCCACCGCGATCACCGGCTTTCAAGCCGAGTGCCCGACCGTCTTCAAGTCGCGTCAGGCAGGCAAGGAAGGCGACAAGATGCGGTACAAGTTCGCCTCTTTTGACGACGTGATGCAGCAGGCGGCGCCGCTCCTCTCGAAGTGGAAGATCGCCGTCTCCTTCCGCACCGAGCAGGCCCAGGCCGCCCTCAAGGTCATCTGCCGCGTCCGGGTCGGCATCCACTACGAGGATCACGAGTTCACGACGCCCATCCCGGCCATGTCCGTCAACGACACGCAGAAGTTCGGGGCGGCCCTGTCCTACGCCAAGCGCTACTGTTTCTGCGCCGCCCTGAACATCGTGACGACCGACCGCGACACGGACGCCGCCGGCCTGATGGAGATGATCGGCGGCGACGAGATCGCCGTCATCAACGGCCTTCTGGAGAAGCATGGACGCGAGTTGGACGCCTTTCTGGCGTGGGCGAGCAAGGCGGCCGGCTTCGAGATCGAGTCGCTGGATAAGTTGCCCAAGGCGATTTACGCCAAGGCCGTTGACGTGCTGAGCCGCGCGGCGAGGAGGGCATAAATTCATAGAATGGTAGAGCCGGATGGCTGGAACCACCCGGCTCACGAACACAACCCGCTGTCAGGAGCGAGTCATGTCCGAAAGCCATTCTACCGAAACTTGGCGTCCGGTCGTCGGTTACGAAGGCTTCTACGAGGTCTCAGATCGCGGCCGCATTCGCGGCGTGGACAGGTTGGTTGGGAGCAAAATACCCGGAACACTCAAGCCGTGGAAAGGAAAGATTTTGGCTCCTGGCGTCACAGAGACGGGACGCCTGCGCATAAGGCTGATGAAGTATGGTAAATCGAAAATGGAATTCGTTCATCGTCTCGTTCTTCTCGCTTTCGTTGGCCCATGCCCAGAAGGAATGGAAGCGTGCCATGATCCAGACCCAGACCCAAGCAATTGCCGACTCAATAATCTCCGCTGGGACACGCATATTGCGAACAAAGTGGATCAAATGCGCCATGGAAGGGGAACGAGTGGTGAGCGTCATGGCATGGCAAAACTGACGACGGTACAGGTTGAAGTAATCCGTCGGGAATACAGAAGGACGCATTACCATCGGTCTAATGCAAAGGAATTAGCAGCCCGCTATGGAGTTACGGTTGATATGGTGGGCCGCATTCTAAGAGGCGATAACTGGCGAAAAACATGAAGATAATTGAGTGCGAGCAGGGCAGTTCTGAGTGGTTTGAGGCTCGAAAAGGCGTTCCGACAGCTTCAAGATTCGGCATGGTCCTGACTGCGAAGACGATGCGCTTATCGGCCCAGGCCGACGAACTCATAAACCAACTTATAGGAGAAAAGTTATCTCTGATTCCGCCCGAAGGCGTTGAGCATTTTACAAATCGCGCTATACGCTGGGGCGAGCAGACCGAGGACGAGGCGCGCGCTTGGTATTCGCTAGAGACGAACCATGATGTGCAGCAGGTCGGCTTTTGCCTCACCGACGACGGACGTTTCGGCTGTTCGCCTGACGGCCTGATTGGCGACGACGGCGTTTTGGAGTTGAAGTGCCCCCAGGCGGCGACCCAGGTGTCCTATCTGCTGGCAGGCGGCCTTCCCAGCGAATATCGCGCCCAGTGCGCCGGCGCGTTGATCGTCACAGGCCGTCCATGGCTCCATTTTGTCTCGTACTCGCCCGGCCTGCCGCCATTGCTCGTCAAGGTCCAACGGGACGAATACGTGGAAAAACTCGCCGCCGCCCTGGAGGAATTCCACATCCGCTACCAGGACGCCCTCGAACGCATCACGTCGATGGGTGGAGGGAGGGGCGAATGAACGTCGGCGATCTGACCCACCGGCAGCGCGAATTCCTGTGCGCCATCTGGGATTTTCTCGTCTACCAGGGCGAGTATCCCACCGTGCGGCAACTATGCGATCTCCTAGACATCAATTCGCCCAACGGCGTCATGAGTCACATCATGTATTTGAAGAAAAAGGGCTTTGTGGAATGGCACGGCAAACATCGTGGCGTCGGCGATGGGCGGCCTTCACGGGCGCGCTGCGTCCGCCTCAGCGGCGTTCGGATGAGACCCGTTTTTGACGACACATTGGATGGCCAGGAGATGCGCAAGGTGATCTGCGAGCCTGTCTGCGCAGCAACCGCTGGCCCTCATGAGTCGTCAGCGTCGGCCATGACAGGAGAACCCGAATTAGCTTAAAGTCGTCCATACACAAATGATACGAACCGTGTCTAGTAGGTTCACAAGGGAGCGAAGCGATGGCAGTTGCAGCACGATCGGTGCCGATCTCCAAAATTCGTCTCAGCGACGGTACGCAGACGCGCGTGAAGACCGACCCGGATGTCGTGGCGGACTACGCGGAACACGCGCAGGAGCTTCCGCAGGCCGAGGGCGAGGACCCCATCGTTCTCTTCACCGAGGACGAGGAGGCGTACTGGCCCGGCGCGGGTCATCACCGCATCCCGGCTCTGGCAAGCGCCGGCTACGAACACATCAAGGCCGACGTGCGCAAAGGGACGCAAAGGGACGCAAAGCTCTACAGCCTGGGCTCCAACGCCGCCCACGGCCTTCAACGGACGCGCGCCGACAAGCGCCACATGATCGAAGCCTTGTTGGAAGACGACGAGTGGTCGCAATGGTCCAGCCGCGCCATCGCCGATCACCTGCACGTCTCCCACCCTCTCGTCGAGGAAGTCCGGGCTGGCAAAAATGGACAAATGGGAGAGGATAAAAAATCAACTGGTAAAATTTCCAGCACCCGCACCTCCAAGTCGGGGAAGCAGGTGCCGGCCTCGCGCGGCCCAAAATGCCCGAAGTGCGCCAAGGCAAAGGAGCGCGACCCCAACTGCGCCGCGTGCAAGAAGCTTCAGGACGAGGCGGAGAAGAAGCGGACGGCCGCTCAGTTCGAGAAGGACCGCCTCAAGCAGGAGCAGGCTGAGAAGAAGGCCCAACGCGAGCGAGCTGCGCGCGAGGTCAAGGAGCGTCGGGAGGCTGAGAAGGAAAAGAAGGCCGAGGCCCGGCGTCTCGCAGCCGAGCAGAAGGCGCGCGAACGCGAGGAGGAGAAAACCCGCAAGGAGGTCGCCAAGGCGCAAAGGGAACTGGCCGCCGAAACGCGCCGCAAGGAACGAGAGGCGATGGCGACGGGCAAACCGATTTACGACGACCCCAAGGTCCACGCCGCGATCATCGGCCTGTCCCGCCTGTTCAACGACCGGGCTACGGCGTTGAAACAGCAGAAATCCCTCCTGTTCGCCGCCGTGCGGCAGGGGATGGACATTGTTCTAAAGGCGTGGGAAGCGTGGAGGAAGGCCAAATGAGTTGCCCGACGTGCGATCACACGATGCACAACCTCGGCGTCACGTATTACTGGTGTCCGCGCTGCGGGACGATACAGCAGTCGCTGGACTTCAAGCCGTTCAACGTCAATGTTCCGAAACTGGTGGGTCGGTGCCGACAATATGAGTGCATTCCTGTTCCGTTCAACGTGCAACCACTGCTCGCATCCGAGTGGCAGCGCCTGGGAATCGCGGAGTCGATCAACAAGCCGGAGGACAGGTCGTGAGCGACGCCCGCGAGCGATGGACCCATCAGAAATTTGCCCTCGCCGAGGCCATGCGCCGCATGGAAGCAGGAGCGAAGAGAATCTGCGTTACAACCCCCACCGGCGGCGGCAAGAGCCTCATAATCTGCGACCTGATCGAGCAGGCCGTCGCAAGAGAATGCAAGGCCGTGCTTTACACCAACCGGAGACTCCTCATCAACCAGTTGGAGCGGGTTCTGGAAGGCCACGGCATCCGCTTCGGCGTCCGGGCTGCCGGGCATGAGGATCGGCGCGAGTTGGACGTGCAGGTGTCCTCGCTTCCGACCGAGAACGCCCGCGTGTTCAAGAGCGAGAAGTGGGACCTGCATGGGAACGGCAAGCCGATCCTCGTGATCGTTGACGAGGCGCATTTGAACAAGGGCGAGGTCGCTCAAAAAGTCCTGAACAGGCACGTCGAGGACGGGAGCGCCTGCATCGGCTTCACGGCGACGCCAATTGGGCTGAAAGGCGTCTACGACGAACTGGTGATCGCCGGCACGCCGTCAGAACTCCGCCAGTGCGGCGCCCTGGTCCCCGCTTATCACTACGGCATCGACGAGCCGGACATGAGCAACTTTCGGCAGAACGTGAAGACGGGGGAATTCTCCGAAGGGGACGTGCGCAAGGCCATCATGACCAAGTGCATCTTCGGCCGCGTCCTCGAACACTACCGAGCCTTGAACCCGGACGGCAGGCCGACGATCCTGTTCGCGCCCGGCGTGAAAGAGAGCGTCTGGTTCGCGCAACAACTGTGCGAGGCCGGCGTCAGGGCCGCGCACATCGACGGGGAAGGAGTTTGGGCCGACGGGGAATACGAGCGCGGCGGCGACCGGGAGCGAATCCTGCGCGCTTGCATGGGCGGCGAGGTCGTTCTGTGCAACCGCTTCGTGGCCCGCGAAGGGCTGGACCTGAAGCCGGTGAGCCATTGCATCCTTGCGACCGTGATGGGCTCGCTCCAGTCGTATTTGCAAAGCGTGGGGCGCGTCTTACGAGCCTGCCAGGGCAAGGAGCGGGCAAGTATCCAAGATCATGGCGGCCACTTCTGGCGGCATGGCAGCGTCAACGCCGACCGCGAATGGAAACTGGAGTACACCGAGAACATCCTGTCCGGCATGAGGGCGGAGCGGTTCACGGAGAAGAAAGAGCCCGAGCCGATCCGCTGCCCCAAGTGCGGCCTGGTCCGCGCCGCCGGCCCCCTGTGCAAGGGTTGCGGCTTCGAGTCCACCAAACGGACGCGGATGGTCATGCAGCAGGACGGGACGCTCGTGGAGCACGAAGGCGACATCTTCAAGCCGAGGCGCGTCAAGCAATTCCAGAACACGGAGCAAATCTGGATCAGGTGCTACTACCGGGCGAAGAACTCGAAGAACCGGATGACCTTCAGGCAGGCGGCTTCACTCATGAATTACGAGGAGCATTACTGGCCTCCCAACAACCTGCGCTTCATGCCCAAGGAAGCGCTGGATTGGTACAACGCCGTCGCCGATGTGCCTGTCGAGCGCCTGATCGGCGGCAAACAGGAGGCAGGATGAAGACTGAGCAGGAAATACGCAAGGTGATGGCCGATTTGCGGGACATAATCAGCAGATGTCCCTGTGATGCGAGTAAGTGCGAGCCATGCCAAATCAAGGCTGCATTTCTATGCGCCTTGGAATGGGTTCTCGATGAGGCCGGCGTTGTAGGAGATTCGGCCATAGAAAAAGTCGCCGCCATGGCGAGGCGCACATGAAAACGCCCGAGGACCTTCTATCCGCCTTCTCCGACGAACTCTACGGCTTCGCGCTGTCGGCGTTCGCCGAGGAGCACGCGACGCGCGGCAACCTTTCGGCTCAGGGCCGATGGATGAAGCAGCGGATGATTCAGGCGAGAAGCCTGCTCCTGCGCATCCACGCCTTCGTCACGGAATCAAAACCCGAACCCAAGCCGGCTCCCAGCGGGACGCCGGCTCAAACCCCAGCGAGGAAAACATGAAACAGGCAGTAGAGGAAAAGCCCAAGGGCGCCGTCGTCACCGACCCCGAAGCCGTGGCCCTGGCCCGGATCGCCAAGGCGTTGCAAGCCGAGCAGACGGAGAAGGTGAATGGACTCGACCCGCGCGACTGAGGGACATGATGCAAGGACGCTGGTTTTCGTGGGACGACCTCGCCAAGAAGGATGATGAGATGACAACGCAAACTCGCCAATGCCCATTTGACGGCTGTGCAAGGCGAATTCGGCCAGAGATTTTCGCCTGCCGCTCTCACTGGTTCAGTCTCAATGGGCGCCAGAAGGCGGCGATCTGGTCCGCCTATGAAGCATGGAAAACTGGAAATATTGACGGAGACGAGTTGCGCCGTCGCCAAAAGGCGGTACTTGATGAAGTTCAGGGAAAGGCATCATGAATCGTCGCCACTGGATGCGAAAAAAGCCTCGACGAAAGAACAGGGGTGTCGTGCCGGACAACGAGGCGCTGCTGGACGAGTTCCGCTTCAAGCCGCGTTGCGAATGGTGCGGGCGTCTCATGTGCAACGAGCGCCTGCACCCCCACCACATCTTCGGTCGGGGAATGGGCGGCTGGTCGCGGATGGATGTTCGGATCAACCTTGTGGGGCTGTGCGCGGAAGACCACGCCGCGCACCATAACGGCCAGCGCCCCTTGACCATCGACCTCTTGGCCATCGTCGCGGCCAGAGAGAAGACGACGCAAGACGCCATCCGCGACGAGATCAACTGCCTGCGCTGGGGGAGGCGAGCATGAGCGTGTTCGCCGCCGCCTGTGAGGCAGCCGGACTGTCGCGCCCTGAGCCGGAATACCGCTTCTGCAAGGATCGCCGATGGAGGGCGGATTGGGCCTTCCTCAAAGAGAAGGTCGCCGTGGAGATTCAAGGCGGTCTCCACGTTGGCGGCCGACATACCAGAGGAGCCGCGCTGGAGCGCGAGTACGAGAAACTGAACGAGTTGGCGATCATGGGCTTCCGGGTGCTGCTCGTGACGCCGGAACAGTTCGAGCGCGGCGATGTCGTCGGACTTGTTGCCCGAGCCGTCTGCGCCAAGGAGTAATCACGATGCCCCAGAATGCAGAGGGCGCCATTGCCGGTCATTATCGCGCTAGACTGGCGATTCGCTCCCAGGCAGAGATCGCAGCCTCTTGGGGCGTCTCGCGGGCGCGCGTGGAGCAGATCGAGCAGACGGCGCTCGCCAAACTCCGTCGGCATCCGGTGATGCGAAGATTGGCGAAAGAGTACGGAATCGAAATACAGGAGTGACCCATGCGAGCCTTCTGGACCCCGCCCTTCCTGTTCGACCCGATCCCCGTCAACCTCGTCGGCAAGGAGTTGGTCGGGGAGTTCGGAGTCGTGCCGCTCAACGAGGAAATCGTGGTCGTCAGGGACGTTTCGGGTGGTGAGGAGGAGCCTTGGCGCGACCTGCATCTCCTGATCGACAAAGGCTACTGGAACACCCGCATCGCCCTGGAGTCTGAAATCAGCAAAGGAGTCTTCCCATGCGTCTGAGCATTCCCCGCGCGCTCCTGGCCAAGGCCGTCGGGCTTGTGGCCCGAGCGCTGCCGTCCAAGTCCATCAAGCCGATCCTCGACGGCATCCTGATCCGGGCCACCGATAAACTCTCTCTCTTCGCCACCGACCTCGAAATCGGCTGCCGCGCCGAGACATTCGTACTGGAGGTCGAGGAGCCCGGCGAGCCCGGCGAGGCAATTCTTCCAGGCGAGCAGATCGTCAAACTTCTCTCCGAAACGGACGACGAGCGCGTCAGGATCGAGGCCAACGAGAAGGACGTTCGCGTCGTGACGGACTCGGCGGACTTCCACCTGCCCGCGAGCAATCCAGCGGACTTCCCGCTCTGGCCCGATTTCCCGACCGAGAAGCGTCACGAAATCGCCGCCGACGAATTGGCGACCTTGATCCGCCATGCCATATTCGCGGCAGCGAAGAAGGGAGGCGCGGTCGGCGCGTTCGCCTTCACTGGCGTCGGCTGGAGTTGCGGAGAAGGGAAACTGGAACTGGCGGCGATGGACAGATACCGCTGCGCCGTGGATGAGCGCCCCTGCGCGGCGTTCAACGGCCATAGACCGGAAAAGATTCCGGTCGTGCCAAGAAAAGCGATGGACCTGCTCGCCTTGATGGTCAGCAATGCCGAGAAGGATGATGTCGCCTCGGTGAGTTTCCGCCCTAACGACGCACTCTTCCGCTGCGGCGGCTTCTCGGTTTACACGAGGCTGATCGCCGGCTGCTTCATTGAAGTAGCGAGGCAACTACCAAAGGGAAAGCACGACGAGGCTGTCATCAACGCTGCCGCACTCGCCAAAGCATTGAAACAGGCCCGCCTTACGACCGGCGCAGAATGGGACAACCGCGTCGTCTTCTCGTTCGCGAAGAACCGGCTTACGCTGGAGAGTCAGGGTAAAGGCCGCTCCAAGATCGAACTGGCCTGTGGTTGGACTTCCAAGGACATGAAGGTCGCCATCCCGCCCGAGCGCGTCTCCGACTTTCTCGCCATCCTCGATGAAGGCGCGGAGATCAGGATGCAGATATTCTCCCCCGACGCGCCCATCCTCTGCCGGGTCGGGGAAACGCACCGATTCTTGGTCTCCCCATTGGCCATGACGAAATCCTGATTGCACCGACCCCCCATTCTCGCCTATCCTCTCTCTCATGCACCAACCGCGCCTGGACGTGAGCGTCGTGGCTGAAAGAAGGCCCGATGGACGGTACGAGGTCTTCTTGTACGACCCAGGAGACCATCGCGCCGCCAAGATTGGGCACGTCGTCGAGCCGTGGGAAAAGGACGCGACGATGGCCAGGATCGCGGATCAGGCGCGGGCCAACGGAATGCGCGTCACGTTCCGAACCGTATAGCACTTCTTCAAGGAGCCTCTATGCAGCAGCGACTTGATCTCGTTTTCACCGTCCCCGTGGCCGGTCTATTGACTGAGTCGCAATTCACCGTCCCCACGCAGGAACCGAACGCTGGCTCCTACCAACTGCCCTCGCCGACTGGCGGCGTCGCACCATACTCATGGGGCATCACGCCTGGCCAGACGCCGCCGACGGGCTGGGCGATCTCCGCAAGCGGTCTGCTATCGTGGACGGCCGCCGCCGGTGCTGCCGCCGCCGGCACGACCGTTACCGTGAACTGGGTCAGCGTCTACGACAGCGGGAGTTGACATGCGACAGCGCCATGACCTGTCGCCGTTTGGTGTGGCATTCGCAAGCGGCGGCAAGCCGCTGCTCCAGCCGTCCGACTTTACCTATCTCGGCTCCTATCCCGTAGCCGGCGGGGGCGGCGTCGGCAACGGGTTGGGGTCGGGCAATGGGTTGGTGCTGCGCTACGTCGGTGGGCAGTTGCGGTTTCTGACGCAGGCGTACAACGGCGGTGCTTACGATCTCGTGGAGTTCACGCTGCCGGGCTCCTTCGGCACGTATATCAATAGTCGCGTCACGCGCTGGGCCGGGGCGGGACTGTGGGCAAAAACGCCTGACAACCAATCTCCGCGAGCGGCGACAGGTTTATTCTGGGACCCGAACACGGCGGGGCTTCTGTGGAGCGTCTGGGGGCCGGACTATCCCAGCAGCACTTACCACGAGAATGACCCGAGCAATAACAACTACTACTGGTCTGTGCAGACCCGGCAATTGACGGACGGCAACCCCGGCACGGTCTCCGGGTTGACTGGCCTGTTCGGCTTCACCGGGATCAATAGCCGCTTCGTCAAGGGCGGCGTTCAGCCCGTGCCGTCCTGGGTGCAGACGCAGTACGGCGTCGGGCCTTACGCCTACGGCTGGGGCGGCTACCAATCGACGAAGACGGTCGGCCCGGTCTCTTTTGGTCTGGCGATGCTGCTGGGCAAGGCCATCACGACTTACAGCAATCCCAACACTCTGATTCCGACGGTCGACTTCAAGATCGCCGCGGATCACCGTGCGGCGGCCATAACAGGCGACTGGTACACGAACCCCGGCAGTCCGTCTCAACTGGACCGAGGCCAGCGGGCGTCGGACGTATTGAATTACTTCAACGATCCCAGCTATCCGAGCAACCCGGCGACGTTCCCGGCCGGCTACGGCAATCCTCACACCGGCTCGCAATGGCTTTCCCCGGCTCCCGATGGGCAGGGGCGTTGGGTGGATGGCGACAACTACTGGTCCACGGGCGTCAGCATCGACGGCCCGAACAAGCAGGGGTTCTTGGCGGTCGGCTGGACCAGCACGGGCAAGGCGTATTACGCCGGCTCGACCATCAATTTTGACGGCAAACATGCCGAGCTGCATTGCTTCGATTGGAACATGTTGGGCAAGGCGGCGACGGGACAACTCAACCCGTGGAACGTGCAGCCGTCGTGGGCGAAGCTTCTGGACGCCGACCTGAAACCGCTGGGGCCGCAAGTGCTGACGGCCGGCTACCAGAGTGGGCTGGGTGGACCTGGAACAGGGGTCGGGGCTGCGGTATTCGACCCGACGACGAAGCGGCTGTACGCGTGGATTCCGGCGGCGCAGACCAGCGGGGATTGCGCCTTGGCGTGCTACTCCGTGAACTGCTGAGGCAGCATGGGCTTTCCGGGAACAGGTCCGTTCGCGCACAAGGGGGCGGCGTCCTCTAACACGAACAACGTCACGACGGCCGGCATCGACACGACCGGGGCCGATCTTTTGATCTGCCTTGTGGCGACATACATCGGAGGCCCTTCGCCGACGTTGACGGATTCGGTCGGCGGCAACAGCAATAGCTGGACAAAGTACGGCGAACACACTGGCGGCGGCGGCAACGACGCGGGCCGCATCACGATATTTTACTGCCAGGCCCCGGCCCACGTCGGCTCGGGGCACACGTTCACGGCGACCTCTACAGGCGGCTACCCGGCGATCAACGTGCAGGCGTGGACGGGCAGTGCATCAACTCCTGCGGACGGAACCAACGGGGCGACGGGCGCTGGCATCACGTCGCTGGCCACGGGCAACGTGTCGCCGACTCAGGACGGCGATTTATTGGTGTCCGGCTGCTGCATCGGCAGCAGTCTGGCTCCCACGTCCATCGACAGCGGCTTTACCTACATCACCGCCGATAAGATCACGAACGCCGGAAACAACGAGGGCTTGGGCGGGGCGTGGCTGGTGCAAGGGGCGCATGCAACGGTCAATCCGACATGGAGTTTCAGCACCGCAAATCAGGTCGCTGTGAACGTGGCGGCGTTCAAGGGATCGCCAGCGGCAAGCAGTTCTTCCGTTTTGAGCAGCAGTTCGTCGATTAGGGCGTCCCCGTCATCCTCGCCATCTTCGTCCCTTTCGGTCGCGCCGCCGTCCTCAAGTCCTTCGCCATCCGCCAGCGTCCTTCCATCAAGTAGCCCTTCCAGCGCATTGCCGTCCGCATCACCAAGCCCATCGAGCAGCATTGCGGTTTCGCCGTCGCCAAGCGCTTCCCCAAGTCCATCCAGCAGCGGGCCATCCTTAACAAGCCCAGCCATTGCGCCGTCGAGCAGTCCAAGCCCATCGCCTTCTCCGTCGAGCCCTTCTCCTTCTGCGAGCGCTTCGCCCAGCGCAGCGAAGAGTCCGTCAGCATCGCCATCAGTCAGTCCTTCGTCGTCGCCATCGACTAGTCCGTCGGTCAGCGCATCCGTATCAACTTCAGCGTCTCTAAATCCGTCTGTGAGCGCCGCGCCGTCCGTTTCTTCCTCGTCGTCGCTGAGCAGTTCCCTGATCGTCTCGGCGAGTCCCCGGGTCAGTTCATCGTCGCCTAGTCCATCATCGAGCCTCGGTCCATCTGCGTCGGCCAGCGCATCTCCGAGCAAGAGCGTGGCGCCATCTTCCTCAGCGAGTCTGTCGTCATCCCTGTTCGTGGCCCCATCTGTTTCATCCAGCAGTGGACCGTCTCCGTCCGTCTCGATCAGCGCCTCTGTCGCATCCTCACGCGCCCCGAGCAGCCTGTCGTCAATTATCTCAATCTCATCGAGTGTTTCGCCAAGTGCGTCGGTCAGCCCATCGGCCAGCGCCTCGGCTTCACCCTCAGTCTCGTCGGCTAAAAGCCCGTCAGCGAGTCCATTCGCCTCGTCGTCGCCGTCTGTCGTGGCATCGTCCGGCTCTCCATCACCGTTTTCCAGCAAGATAAGCCCGTCGAGCAGCCTGAGCAGCATCTTCGCCGTCCCAAGTTCATCGCTGCTGTCGAGCCTGAGTCCGTTCAGCCTTAGCATTTCCTCGCTGAGTCCGTCTCCGCGCTCGTCGCCATCTATTTCCCCAAGCAGTCGGTCGCCGGCCTCGCTCCCCTCGATCTCACCTGTCTCATCCTCAGCCGCCTCGGCGTCGAGCGCGCAGCCCGTGATCCTCATTGGAGCCCTCGTTCTGGATAAGCTATATTTCGATTCTGTCGTGGTGGACCATGGGAAGTTCGAGACGCCGGTGCTCGACAAGGCGGCGTTCGTCTCGACCATTGTTGACAGGGCCAAACTACCCTAAAGGGGCACAATAGCTATCTCACAATTTCCTACTGGTAATTTTACCAGTAGCGGAGAGAACCTTATGCAAACGGGCGCAACTACAACAGGGCTAAGGGATTTCGCCATCGGCTCGGTCGAGAAATTCGTGCTGTCGGTGGACCTGAACGGCCTGCCGAACAGTCTGGCGGGAGGGTCGGCGACGATCACGTTCGCTGACCCGGCGGCGAATCTTTATGGCCCATTCGCGGCGAGCATCGTGGGGGATGATGCTCAGTATACGTTCATGATCATTGGGCCGTCGGGGGGATGGGCACGGAGTTGGACTTTCACGGATGCGAACGGAGTGCATCAGGTGTCCCTGCCCATACCTTTCGATGTTGTCAGCAGTCCGGTGTGAATTTCCCTTGTTTTCCTGCGATTTTTGCCTAGAATCGTGCTTAGACCGCTCAAGCAGCGGATCGGAGGTTCCTGTGGCGAAGCGCGACCGTGCGACCAACCTGAAATTGGCGGCCCAGATGCTTGGCAAGAGGGGCGGCAAGAAGGGCGGACCAGCCCGCGCCAGAATGCTGACACATGACGAAAGAGTCAAGATTGCCTCGGCGGGCGGCCATGCCAAGGCGGCACAGCACGGCGGCAAGAAAAAGGGAGATGCGGACAAATGACGTTCGACGAGGAGAAGGAAGGCAAGATCGGCCTCAAGATATGGATGGAAAAGGCCGAACGAGAAATCTGCGAGAAGGCGGCGACGCTCGCCGGCCTTGACCTATGGGAGTGGGCCAAGAGGGAAATGCTGAGCGCAGCGCTGAGAACGTTCAAGCAGCCGGTTCTTTTTCCGGGCTGCGAGCCGGACAAGAACGCCGCAGCCATCGGCAGCGTGGGCGGCAAGCGCCGGGCCGAGAAGTTGACCGCCGAACAGAGAAGCGAAATCGCGCGGCTGGGCGGAAAGGCGCGGGCTGCTAAGAACGCTCAAGCAAACGGCAATTTTCCCCAATAGGAGCGGACCCATGCCCCCCAAAGTCGTCTACCACCTGCCCGCCGCGACGGCCGCCCAACTCCGCGCCCTCGCTGAGCGCTGGGGCCAAGTGAGCGCCGGCGCCGTCATCTGCAACCTTGCCGCGGAAGCATGCGCGAGAGAAGGGATAGACCTTCCCCCTGGTATCGTTCACAAGTCCGGGCGTCCCCGTATCCACCCTATCATTCCCCCCGAACTCCGGCGCCGGCCCGGCAGACCGCGCATCCGACCGATTCCGACCGGTCCTAAGCGCCGTCCAGGGCGCCCGCGCAAACATCCGGCCGCATAGGTCGCAGATTGCACCATTTGCCCTAGGACGGCCGATCTGCCTTCAACCCGCCCTATCCCCCATCCGCTCGCCCCGTCAGCGTAGGAGCCAATTCCCGCTCTGTTCACTACTTCCACTGTACGCCACGTGAAGAATTGATGAAATCAAGAAAAACGCGGATTTTCATTGCAACCTTTCGGCCAGTTCGGCGTATATATAGGTGTAGACTCGCCCGCGACACACAAGAGGGACGGTCATGCAGGCGGAAAGTAAAGATCGGGATGCCCGCCCGATCTTCCGTTGGCGTATGTACGTCATCGGGCGCCGCCTTGCATCGGTGACGTGGGCCGCAACGGCGGACGAGGCAAGGCGGCGCTGCGAAGCGCGCGGCCTAAAAGTGGTCCGCATCGAACCGGCCGGCGGAATGTTGGACTAATGAGACTGACTCGCCCGCAAAGGGGAATGACCAATGGCCAATGCAACAATCGACCTGGCAACGCCGACGGAGGAAGTCGCACGCAGCGCCTACTTGACGTTGGCGCGACTTTGGCAAGCGGCGCGCGACCGCGCCCATGCGCGGGGCGAGCACTTGGAAGCGCTCACCTACGCCAATCGCGCCGCCGACGCAGCGTATCACGCTCACACAATTCGCCCGCTGTACTGAGCACGAGTGGTCGCCCTGGAGGACTGAGACATGGCGCAGACGACGGAAAGGGTCATCGGATTGTGGCTGGATTGCGACAGTGGCGATGAGCCGGGCTGGATCGTGTCGGCCGACGAAGTGAATGAGGCACTGGAGACGCAGCACACCACCACACTGGCCGTCTACGGCGAGGACGAGGCGGATGAGGCGCGGGCGCATGCCGTGCGGATCGGTCAAGAGCGCGGGCTGCGCGTGCTGGAGATGTCGGATGCGGCTGGCGGATTCCGCAATCGGGTCATTGACGCGCGGGGAAAAATCATGGCGTTGAAACCTGGCGAACATTATGGCCTGCCCAATAGGGGCTGGCCGCCTTCCACGGTCTTTCGGGATACGGAGGGCAATTACTGGCTCTCCCGTCTGACAAAAGACCTGCGCTCCGAGCGACGCGAGCCGCTCACGAAGGAGCAGGCTGAGGCGCTGATAGAGGATGACGGTGACACGCCCTTGCAGCCAGCGATCTGCTGCTATTGCGGCGGTAAGAATCCGGATGCGCCGGCCACAGGCTCATTCGCATGCTGGTGCTGCGGCCAAACCGTCACAATCGACCCGTCGTGACCGACCACAGCAAGCGGCGCCCCGGACGTTCCGGGCGCCGCAAATGAAACGACCGGAGCGCCGCTTACGACGGCGCTCCGGTCTGAACAGCAAAGGAGTCAGCACATGCAAGCTATCCTATCTGCCGCGCCCTGGATACCCCCGATTCTCCTTTCCGCCGGCGCCGCCCTCATGATCGGCCTGGCAATCGCCGCGGATCGTTGCGCCGCTGCCCTGTCCCGCAAGTGGGATGCGCGGCCCCAGTGGCGCGCCGAACAGCTCGCCCGAACTCGCCCCGGATGGACGCCGGCCTTTCCGCCCCCTCCGTCCAATCCCTTCCCCTGTCCCTGACCGCGACCTTCGCCCGCAAAGGAGCAAAACCATGGCTGATGCAGACTTCCGGCGGCGCTGGCAATTCTTTCTTGAACATGCCGGATACTGTACTCCTCCGGGGCGCGCCGCCTGCGCCCTGTCTCTCGCCCGTGCGGAACGGGACGCGGAGTTTCACGAACTGGCGTTTCGCTGGGAAGATGATGCGGACGGCTGGAGTGATATTCGATGCGACGAAAAGCGCTGGCCCGGCAAAGGTCCGCGCGAAACGTGCGAGAGTTGCGGATGCTACGATCCGGACGGCGTTTACTTGACTGGACTCGGCGGAATATGGGATGCGGACGCCGATTACCGCCGAGTCATCCAGGCTCAACTCGCCCTTGAAGCGCTGGACGAACTGGTTTTCACAATTGCCGAAACTGTCCCGCAAATCTGAACCCCGCTCGCCCGCAAGAGGATGCAGAACATGCCGCAACACAAACCGTTTCCGTACACTTTGGACCCCGAGCAAATCCCCACGAAGAAAAACCTGGACATGACACGCGCCGATTATGAAGGCGGCCCGTGCGTGCGTTACTCCTGCCCGGATGCGTGCTGGAAAGAGCACGTGGACGCATGGGTCCGCGAGAGACGCAAGGGAAACAATACTTCCCCCTGTCCCGAGCCTTACGGCCATTGCATGTTCATTCGCCCCGTCGGCTATGGCATGGTTCCCTACGGATGCACCGATCCCGCGACAATCCGCGCTGCCTGGGAATCGCACGTCCGCGCCATGCTCTCGGGTGGATGGGACCGCGACGTGAGCAAGGAGCAACTGGACAAGATCATCAACGCCACGGTTGAAGCGAAAATGAACGGCAAGGACATAGGCGCTGCTCCCTTCATGGCATGCGTCATGGCAACAATCTAGGCCACGGCGCCGCGGACGGAACGATAACCGGCTTTCGACGGCCGGCGGCGCACTCGCCCGGAAAGGGGAAACGATCATGACGAAACGGGAGTATGCGGCATACGTCGAACGGGTGGAATTCTATCTGAAAGGTCTGGAGTTCGTTTCGACCGGACCTTGCCCTGGATGCGAGGAATGCGCCGAATTCTTTCCGGACGGACAGGACGGCGAATCGGTCTGCGAGCCGTGGTTTTCATGGTCGCCTTGCGAAATCTGCAATCGACCGCTCGGAGGGAACCGCGAACCATGGCACGGAGTTCTGGACGGCGAAATCGTTCATGGTTCGTGCTGCGTCGATTGCGTTTACTTCCTCAATTATGGCCAACTGGACGATATGACGATGGATGAAATCGAATCGTCCAACTAATCCGCCCTGGCAAAGGAGAAGCGATGATACTTCACCCACCATTCAAGATCGGCTCGCGCTTGCTGCCTTCCTTGGAAGTTGGGGGCGCATGGATTTCGTTGGAACACGTCGGATACAGCAACAGCGGGCGCGACGTGTTCCGATGGTACATAGACCTCGCGGACGGAACCGAGTACAGCGCTGCGGACCTACGCAGCGGCTGCCAAGGATGCACAACGCAAGAGGCTTTCGGGACGTTGCTGGCGTTCCTTGATGCCTACGCCGAAGCGATTGCCTGGAAAGAGCGGACCGGCCGCGACTCGGAAAACGCGGATATCTTTCCGCCTGGCATGCGGCAGTGGGCGCGCGAGAACGCGGACGAACTCGGGATGCTGCGGTTAGAGATTGAAGAATCCGGCGCCGTCCTAATGGAGGAATGACGATGGGCGCCCGCGCGGAAACATCATCAACCTTGGGATATCTGCTTATTCACGCGGACAACTCCCACTACTGGGATGGGCAGACTTGGCGCCGGATATCCGGGCGCATCAATGGGGCGGAGTTCTTGGTGCGGACCCCCGTCGATCCGCTCACCAAACTGTATTCCGACCAAAAGACCGCGACGGCGGCCGCGCTCACCCTGGCCAAGCAACGGGGCGAGCACGCGCGGCCTTGCAGACTGCGTTTTGTGTGTCAGTAACTCGCCCGCAAAGGAGCAAAGACCAATGGCCGAAACAACCGCCTACGCTGCCGCAATCGCGGGAATCGCGCCCGACTTGTCCTACTCCGCCGAGTTCGTTCCGTGGAAACTGTCCCGGAACGCCGGAGAGAAATCGCCGTCCTTGAACTGGAAAATCACCCTGAAAACCCCGCGCGGTTCGCTCACAACGGACTACATGCAAGGAATTGGGCATTTGCCCGGATACAAGCATGGCCCCAAAAGCATCATGCAAGACGAACTGGAGCGCGTCGCCGCAGACTCGGGAAAGCTTCCGGGGCGCGGCGTGTTTGCCAAACCGCTCGCCGCGCCCGCCCTGGCCGACGTGCTCCATTCGCTGCTCCTTGACGCCGAAGCGCTGGACTCCGCGACCTTTGAAGATTGGGCATGCGATCTCGGGTATGACACCGATTCCCGCAAGGCGGAATCCATCTATCGCGCGTGCCTTGCAATCGGCTTGAAACTGCGTCGGATGCTTGGCGACGAAACGATAGCAGCGCTCCGTGAAGCGCTGCGCGACCTGTAACCCATCCCCCCTTCGCCCGGAGGTAAACGAACGATGGCACACCGAACCTTCCCGACTCTGAAAGTCATCGGCTGCGACATATTCGACGATGACGCAAATCCAATTGCGCACATCGACCCACAAGAGGAGCAACCCTCTCAGACCGTTGCGGCCTATGCCAGACTATTCAGCGCCGCCCCGGAACTCCTCGCAGCGCTGCAAGCGCTGGCCAATGCGTGCCACGAAGCGCGAAAGCATCTCATTCTGGATGATGACAAGAAAACAGTGGAGGCGCTGAAGTCAGCCCGCGCCGCAATCCGCAAGGCGACAGGAGAGTAACCCACAATCGCCGCACGGACCGCAACGCGCGGCCAGCTCGCCCGCACAAAGGAGCAAGCAATGCGAAGGTACACAACGGTCGGGAATGTTCGCGGTTCATGCGGCCATCACCACCAGACCATCGAGAGCGCCGTGCGCTGCATGCAGCGCGATCAGGCGGATTGTAAACGTCAAGGCGGTTATTCCGATCGCAATCTAATCGCCTTGGAGGACGGCCGGCGCGTCCCCTTGAAAGAGGCGGAATATCTGTATTCCGTCTCGGATGAATGCGACCGAAGAATCCATTCTCACAGACGCCGCCGCACCTAACATGTTCTTGGAGCGCCGCACGGAAAGCAAACGTGCGGCGTTTCCATGCGCCAACCCGTCCAGGATGCCCTAGAATCGCCGATCGTCGCGCCGGCCGGTCTATCGTGCGTGCGAAGTGAGCGGCCCGTAGGCGCAAAGACCGGAAAATTCCTTCCCCTTCTAACTCTTCTCAAACTTCCCTCACTTCCCCAGCGCCGCAGCCGATGACCTCGGGAGCGCGCGGCGTGAATTGACGGCAAAGACCGGAAAATCCTTTCACACTCTCCCCTCTTCCAAGTCTTCCATACCTTCCCGCGACGCGCCGGCGGAACGCGCGCGGACTTTATGCGCGCGAGGCGCGAAGAATTGACGGGGCGAAGGATGCGGCGTACATTCGACCGCATGGCCGCACATCTCACGCGCCGCGCCTGCGGTTTGGCTCGCTCGCGATGGGGTGAGCGGGACACATTGTCCAACGTCACTGGTCGCGGTCCGGATCACCCAAAGACCATTCTCCGCGGCGTTCTTTCCTGGGGCCTCAACAGAGCGCAACTAGCTAAGGCAATGAGAGTTGCGGACGCGCTGCTTGACGATCCCGATCCGGCAATGCGAGCAATCGCCGTCAAGCTCCACATCGCCATTCACGAGCAAGACCGGCGGATTGCTCGTGACGAGGCCGATGTGGATCATGGCGCCGCCCGCCTACAGCTAGACGCCCATCTCGCAAGACTAGCAAGCGATTCAACTTACGCCAACGCGATAGCTTCTCTCCCCGTCCCGCGCATTTCGCCCGAAACTGGACAGAGTGAGGGGGAAGAATCCGCTACTGGTAATTTTACCAGTGCGACCGCTGACGCCATAACTGTCTGTCCGCTCGGCGCTTGCGACGGCGGCGGATACGTCGTGAGTCCGGCCGGCGCCGTCCCGTGCGAATGTCAACGGCCGGAGCGCGGACAGAACGGTCCGGGTGGACGCGGGCGCATCGTCGGCGGACGGACTGGGGACGCCTACGAGCGCTAAGGGCGGCGCGCAGGGCGAGATCGCCATATAGCCTCCGCACCCATCCCTCCAAAACACACCAAAAATCAAATCGAAAACCGCATCTGTTTATATTGACCGCATCGGTTTACGCGGATAGGATGACGTTGCCTGAATGGAGGAGTGTGAAGTCATGGGGCGCAAGCCGTTGCCAGAAGGAAGCGCGAGGAAGCCAAGGACGGTGTGGTTAACGGACGCCGAAAATAGTTTCTTGATCGAGCGTCACGGCTCGCTTCGCGGGGCTGTACAGGCAATGTTGCCACCGCCCTCCACATCGACCAAAGTTCGCCAACCGGGCGACCGGCGATGCGACAAATGCTTCGATCTGGACCTGCACTACAAGGGATGCCCCCAATGCCGCGAAAGAATGGGAGGGAAGTCATGACGAAGTTGCCAGGCGACGGCGTGTGCGTGATGGTCTCGCTCACGAGGGAGCAGGCCGACTACTTGATCTGGACGCAGACAAGGCTGCGCGAGATCGGCAAGCCGGACGCGACGCTGGCCGACGCCGTGCGGGCCGTCTTGGACAGCGACATCGAACAAGCACACGGCTTCGGAAGGGATACTGCCGTGGCGAGCGTGGACCACAAGCCCTTGTTCTGCACGGACGATAAGAAAGCGGCGGAACTCATGTCGAGGCCGTGGGCAGGCCCGAACGCGGGGGGCGGGAAGTGATCGACTGCGTGTTCTGCCGGAGGAAGCCATGACGCCGGAGAAGATCGAACAATACGATCACGCGGACGATGTAGCGTTCCAGGTTTGGAAGCTATGCAAGGACGCTGAGCCTCTGACCCGGCAAGAGCGGGACGATGCTCATAGGAAGGCCGCCGATGTCATCGCCTCCGCCCTCCGCGAAACCGTGAAGTCCTCCCTGGACCGCGCCGCCGCGCACTTCGAGGCGATGAGCGACCGGGAACGGAAGGCGGCGGATGGTGTGCATTCTTCCGACGTTCCAAACAGGATAAAACATTTCGCTCGCGCCGAGGCCCTGCGCGACGCCGCCTTGCACCTGCGGATGAATGGAGGAGGAACATGACGCTCGACGACGCCAAGCACTGGTTAAAAAAGTACGCAGAACGGTACGCGCCGGACGCCGGAATAGCCGAGATGATCCGCACCGTCCTTGCCGCCTTGGAACGGCAGACAGTCTTTGCCACAATTGGCGCAAACGACGCCGACGTGGACCTGCTCTTGGAGCGATTCGACCAAACAGCGCCTGAATTGCAGCGGAAGATTGTCGTCGCCTTCGTGGTTAAGGCCCATGCCGCCGAGGCCGAGCGGGACGCTCTGAAAGAACAAGTGATTGAACTGTCGGAAGGCTATGCCATGAGTGGTTACGCCGACCGGATTCGACACCTTGCCGAAGAGCGGGACGCGGCGCTTGCCCGCGAGGTGGCGCTGCGGGAGGCGCTGCTATACCTCTACGAGAGCGGACCAACGAGCGGCAATAATGAGTCGGAGCGCGCTGCTCTGGTGCAGGCGAAAGCCGCCCTCGCCGCCCCAGCCCCGCAGCTGGCCATGTGGAGCGGGTGAAACGGCTGGAAGATGACAGAACGGCGTTGACTGTTCTTGTGCGCGAGGCCGCGACGGAAGCGACTGTGGATCACTGCGACGAGATGCGCCCCGGCTGCTGGTGGTGTCAGAGGCCAGCGCGTCGTGGCCATTCAAAGGACTGCAAAGCGGCTCCCATTCTCGCCCGCCTCACGGAGACATAACGCCACCAGGGTCCTACGATTGCCATCATGGACGACTTCCTCACGCGCTATCCCTTCATGGCGAGCCCGCTGCACCTGATGTCGGCCCACCACGCGGACACCTACCTCAAGACGCCTCCCCACCTGTACGCCCTCAACCGGGAACTCATCAAATTCCACCTGGCCGACGGTGGGACGTGGTTAGGCGTCAACATGCCCCGAAGGTGTGCGAAAACGGAGATTGCCTCCATCGGCTTCGCGGCCTGGGAACTTCTCTCTCGTCCGGACACGCAAATCCTCATCGTCGGCCACGCCGAGACGTTCGCCATCGAGCAGATCGGCAGGCCCATCCGGGACATCGTGGAAAGGTTCGGACCCAAGATAGGAGTCAATATCCGCGCCGACGTGAAGGCCGCCGGCAGCTGGAAGATCGAGGGCAGAGAGGGTGGAGTCAAATGCTTCGGCCCGGCCAAGGGTGGAGTCGGCTACGAGGCGAAAATCTACATCATCGACGACCTGATCGCCGACATCGAGGACGCCTTTTCCCCCGACCAGTCCGAGAAGCACTGGCGCTTCTTCATGGGCACCGTTTATGGCCTCCTCACCAACCAGACAAAACTCCTGGTCGTCGGCACTCGTTGGTCCAAGCGCGACATCTTCGGCCGACTGGCCAAGTTCTGCGCCTCCGTCGAGAGGGAATTCCCCATCGTCCGCTACCCCGCGATCGCGCCCAAGGAAGACATCGACCCGGACACGGGACTCGACCCCATTGGTCGAAAGGAAGGCGAAACGCTCTGGCCCGAGCGCGTCAGCCTCAGCCACGTCCTTGGGGCCAAAAAGCTCATGGGACCGTTCTGGAACGGCTATTACCAGCAGGTCCCCATCGAGAAGGAAGAGGCGCTTTTCAAGGTGTGGGAATGGCCGACTTTCCGAATCGACGGCCACCTGTACGTCCTCGTGCAGAAGGGAGTTCCCAGACCGATCCCTCAGTCTCATGTACCGATCTTCGTCACCGTGGACTGGGCCTACAGCGAGAAGAAGAAGGCCGACCGGACCTGCATCCTGACCCTTGGGCTCCTTCCCGACGGCGGGATAATGGTTCTTAATTGCATCGCCAACCGCTTTGGGGTAGAAAAGGGGCCGGCGATGCTGGCAACGGTCTGCCAGGCCGTCCACCCGTTCGTCGTCGGCATGGAAGGCCACACGGCGATGGTCCTGGAATGTAGAAGGCATCCGCAGATACCGGAGCCCCGGCAACTTCAGGTGCGGAGCAAGACGAAGCTATTGCGAGCAGCGCCAGCCATCGACATGGGCGGCAGCGACGACGACGGCAGACCGCACAAAATCTGGCTGCCCGAGGACGCCCCGTGGCTCGACGACTTCAAGGCGGAAGTCGGGGATTTCACGGGAATTGACGACGCTCACGACGACATCGTGGACGCTCTGGCCTGGGCCTGCCAACTTGCTCAGGAATTTCGCGGGACCGGATCGGGTTCGGGAGAGCCGGAAATCCTGACCCCCGCGCCCCAGAGGTTCCCGTCCACGCCGTACATGGGGGGTCTGACTTGACCGAAGCGCGTCCGTCCCTGAACGGCCTCCCCTTCCACCTGAAAAACGACGGCGGCGCCCGCTTCCTCGAATACACGGGCGATTTCGGAGGGGGCTACCGGACTGTCTGCTATCTCTACGACCACGAGCCGATGTTCAGCCCCGTAGTCAGGCTCATGAAGCAATACCGCGACCTGGAGCAGAAGTTGCGCGATGTCGAGAAGGAGCGCGACGACGCCCTGGCCGCGGTCGAGACGCAAAAGGCCGTGGTAGCGCACAAGGACAAGGTGATGGCCGGCTACGAGGCCCAGATCGGACGAAGCAAGAAGACAAGGGAGCATCAATGAACAGGCGAGAAATGATGGGGAAGACGCTGGCGTCGTCGGCAGGCGTGATGACGTTTCCAAAGATCGCCAACGCCGAAGAGACGAAGGACGCGCCGCGCTTCAAAGGCGTCGGCGTCCTGCGCTATCCGCAGGGCTACGGCTCGACGGTCGAAGATGCCGAACGGCGCGGCAAGTTGAACCGGGAGATTGCTCAGAACATCGCCGAAAACGTCCGCGAAGGGTCGGTGATCGCGTTTCCCAACAACCGGGACAGTTGCGGCGAATACGATTGGGACTTCCGGATCGAGGGCGGCGATCCGGGGCAGGTGAAGGTCGTGCGCGGCGACGTGGAGACGCAAAAATGAGATGCGCCGCGGTCTGCAAGCCCTGCAAGTTGCGCGTGCGCTGTCCCTGCGGGAAGGCGCACCTGATCTCGTCCGAGGTCAGGACAGTGTTGTGCGAGTGCGGCCGGAAAATCCTCGTGGACAGGCGGTGAGCCATGCCCTCGTCCAGTTCGTCATCGGGTCCGGCGCAGACAGCGTACTGGAATCCCACGGCTCCCCCTGTGGCGCAGGTTGATTCGCTCACCGTTGGCGCAGTCGCCCTTGGCGGAGTCATAACCGCGACCGTCGGGATTTACCCCAATCAGGGCTCCGTTTCTTACACCTGCACCGGCTCCGATACGACCTCAACCGCAGCCTCCGCCCTTCAGGCGCTGCTCGCAGCGCTACAGGACGGAAGGTTTCAGGAGATCGCATGGACCGTCTCGGGCGCGGTCATTACTGCTACTGCCCAGACGGCTGGGACGCCATTCACCCTCGCGGCCTCATCTTCCGGAGGCGCGACGCTGACCCGCGCCGCCGTGACGGCGAACTCTTCTCCCAATGACGCCGGAAACGCCCAGAACTGGAACCGCAACGGTCAACAACAGTTGCCTCAAAACGGCGACGCGGTGATCGTCCAGAACAGCGCCGTCTCGCTCCTGTGGAACCTTGGAACACTGGCAAGCGTCCAGTTCGCCTCCTACACGCGCTGGCAGTCCTTCACCGGACAGATCGGCTTGCCCCCGGTCAACAAAAACGGATACGTCGAGTATCGGCCCCAATATCTGCAATTCGCCGGCCCACCCGGCGGAACGCTGACGATGAACTTGGGTCCGGGACAGACGGGGAACGGCCCGAGCCTGGAGCGCTACAACGTCGGGACTCAGCAGACGACCCTGAACCTCCTGGGCTCCGGAACGGCCTCTCTCGACTACGCCGTCTACTTCCTTGGCTCGAACGTCTTCAACGTCCTCAACGTCTACGCCGCTTCAATCGGAGTCGCCACGCTTCCCGGCGAGACGGCCTCGATCCAGACTGCGACGGTCCTGAACGGCGCGACCGCGACCTTTGGAGCGGGTTGTACGTTCTCCGGGACCCTGACCCTGAACAACTCGGGCGCGGTCCTGTTCGACGCCCCCAACACGATCTACGCCCAGCAATCTTCTCAGGTCGTCGTGGAGTCGAGCGGCGGCCTCCAGTATCCAACCGTGACGGCCATTTCCGGCTCGACCATTACATGGTTGAGCGACGGGAACATCTCCACGCTCACCCTCCAGACGGGCGCCACCTTCGATAAATCGCAGGACGCCCGCCCCATCGTCGTCACGAGCAGCAATCAGGATGGCGATAGCACTGTATCGAAGGACCCGTGGTCCGCTATCACCTGGACGAATCCGATCACTTTCCGGAACGCGGTCCAGAATGGGCCGGTCCAGACGGGACCTGGACGCACGTTCAAGCTCGTCTGACGCTACTGGTAAAATTACCAGTAGGAAAATTAAAGATCACTAAAATGGGTTTTTGACATGGGCAAGATTCTGACGACCGAGAACGGCGAGCAGAAGGCGCAGGCCGTGGAACTCGACCCCGAGGCTAAGGGCTGGCTCCTGATCCAGTTCCACCCGCAGAAGGGCTTCTTCAACCACTCCGGCGGCGAGATTCCCGCCGACCAGATGTACATCCACCTGTCCGTCCTGCGGCAGAAGATCATGGGCATGATGATGGCTATTGAGGCTCAGGCCCAGGCCAAGCAGGCGGCGACGCGCGTGCAGCCGGCCTCGGCCATGCGGTCGCCGTTCGGGCCTTGACTGCCGGCGCGAGTCCATCTACACTTCCCTATGTGAATACCTCATCGACAGTCCGGTTGAGAAAGTGTAAGCGCTGCGGGCATTCGTGGCTGCCGCGCACCTTGCGCGTCCCCATTACTTGCCCGAAGTGCAAGTCGCCGTACTGGGACAGGCCAAAAACCAAGGCCGGATAGCGAAATGAAATTCCACCCCGTCGCCGACATGTTCACCCTGATCGAAGGCGAGGATTTTGCCGCGCTGGTAAAGGACATACGCTCCAATGGCCTTCAAGAATCCATCAAGGTCATGGAGGGGGCCATTCTGGACGGTCGCAACCGCTTCCGCGCCTGCGAGGAGGCCGGCGTCGAGCCGTATTACCAGAACGTCTCCCCTCAAGACCCAGCCGCCTACGTCATGTCGGCGAATCTTCATCGCCGCCATCTAACTCCCGGACAGAGGGCGATGGTCGGTGCGCGGGCGAGGAAGTGGTATGACGAGGAGGCGAAAAGGAGGCAACAGCAACACGCCAGCACGGCGCCCGGCAAGAGGAAAACACTTCCGGCAAATTTACCGGAAGTGAATGGCGACGCCCGCGACCAGATCGGCAAGGTGGTAGGCGTCTCAGGGAAATACATCGACTACGCCACGAAGGTTCTCAACAACGCGACGCCGGAAGTGGTCAAGGCCGTGGACGAGGGCAGGATGGCCGTCCAGACGGCCGCCATCCTCTCCACCGAACCCGAAGAGGTTCAGAAGAAAGAGGCCAACGACCCGAAGCGTCGGCGCGATTACAAATCGTGCAGCGCGCCGCAGGCGACCGACTCTCATCAGGAAGAGGAGGAAAACGAAGAGATCAAAGCCAAGGGCGTCGGCGTCATCCGCGCCAGCGAAGCCATTAACTGCCTGATCCGGATTCCAAAAAACGACGCATTACGGAGGCGTGGCCTCCAACTCGTAACGGATTGGATCAGGCACAACCAGTGAGGCGAACCATGTCTTCGAGGAAAATCCAGGTCACGAAGAACTACGCGATCTTCGTGCAGCACAGCAACGAGAACAGGCCGCTCGACCTTCGGAAGCACAAGAAGCTCATGGATTCCATGAAAATCTACGGCTTCCTGAAGTGCTTCCCCATCGTCGTGCGCCGAGAACGCGGCGGCGACGGCAAGGAAAGGCTGCTCGTCAAGGACGGACAGCATCGCCTCATCATCGCGCAGACGCTTGGCCTGGCGGTGTACTGGGTCGAGGAGGAAGTGGACTTCGACGTTGCCGTGGTCAACAGCGCCGCCAAGCCGTGGCAATTGCGCGACTACGCGCAGAAGTTCGCCGCCAATGGCAACCTCCAATATCAGGAAGGTATGGACTTCTCGGACCAATACGCCCTGCCGATTGGGACGGCCTTCGCGCTACTGGCGGGAACGACGACGTTTTCCAACTGCCAGAACGCCTTCATTCAGGGGTCATTCAAGGTCAAGGACAGGGCATGGGCAGACGCAGTGGCTGGCCTGTACGGACCTCTGACGGCCATGTCTCCGCATGTGAAGAACGCCCGCCTGCTGGAAGCGTGCATGGCAGTCTGTCGCGTCAAGGAATTCGACCGCAACCGCCTGCTGTCTAACGCGGATCGCTGCCGGGAAAAATTGGCGTCCTATTCGACCAGGGACGCCTACCTCGACATGATGGAGACGATCTACAACTTCGGACGCAAGCAACTTCTGGGTTTGAAATCAGCCGCCGTCATGGCGATGCGTGAGCGCGACGCGATCAGCAAGAACAAAAAGAACAAGAAAAGCGAGGCAGCCTGACGTGACTCGCCGCACCTTCTTCGCCGCGCTGGCCGCCCTGTTCGGGGCGGCGGCGCTGCCGAAACTTCCGCCGAATTGCCGCCCACGCCGTCCGGCTCGTGACGTTGCCCGTTTCATGATGCCGTCCCAGAAATACCCCTGGATGGCATCGAGCGCCGCCCTCAACGCCCACATGAATCGCCTCATGACCGACCCCGCCTACGCCGACGCTGTGGCGCGGCTGCCGATAACGGGAGAGAAGACATGATGCCGGCCCGCGTTACCTTTCTTTCCCTTTTCGTCTTTTGGTCGATGCTGCTGTTTTTTGAGCGCACGGTCGGTGACTGGCTCTTTCTCGTCATCTGTGCCATCGCCTTCGTCGTCGGGGAATATCGCAGTTTCCACAAGTGTAAAACGTGAAATCCCCAAACTGCCCTTGACTCTACCTCCCCCATCCTCACTACGCTAAGCCCCATCCTCATGGGGTCAGGCGCAATGCCGCAAGTTTGGAAAGAGATCATCAGGCCAGGAAAGCACGTCTACATCGACGGCGACAACAAGCCGGCGGTCCTGAATGCCACTCCCGAACACCTGAAGCACTGGTTCGACAGCGGCAAGGCCATGCTGACGGCGGGCCTGGCGATTCCGGTTCCCTTGGAACACGATCCCAAAGCCAAGCCGATGACTGCCGCCGAGAAGGCGGCCAATCAGGTACTCCACAACGCCGGCTGGATTCAGGATTACAAGATCGAGAAGATCAAGGACGAGAAGGGGCGCGAAACTCAGGCCCTATTCGGCCTTCACGACATCCCCGACCCGAACATCTTCAAGCGCCTTCCCCACACAATCAAGTGGGTCAGCCCGTGGATTTCCTCGTTCGTCGATGGCGCGGGGCGGGCGTGGTCGAACGTCATCTCGCACTCAGCCCTGACGACCCGGCCAAGGATCGCGCAACAACTTCCCTTCCCCAACGTGTCCGCCGCTTTGTCATTGGCTGCTCCAGCTCCCGACCCGATGACGATGCCCATCGGCGGCGGCTTCGCGTTATCGCGCGCCGGCCTCCTGAATGACGACGGCAAACCGGCCTACCCGCGAGTCTTCTCCCTCATGGCCGGCGTCCGCCTCGCCGTCGAGGACTTGAAGGCATCGCCCAAGAAGAAGCCAGAAGCCAAGCCGCCTCCCAAGAAGGAAGGCGCGGAACCAGTCGCGTCCGAAGGCGGCGGCGAACCCCCCAAGCCCGAAGGCGAAAAGCCTCCGATGGGCGGTGAGGACCCCAACGCCCTCCTCCAGCCCATCGAGGAGGCGCTGGTCGATCCCGACGGAGACATCTCCGTCCACGAGGTACTGTGCGACCTTCTGGAAACAGTGGACATCATGCTTGAAGAGGGGACGCCCGAGAACTTCGAGGAGCGTCTTTACAAGGCCCTCATGGACAAGATGAAGATGGACAAGGCAGGAGACGACACGATGGCTGACCAAACCAACCCGAATCCTGCCGCCCCGCCGAGTCCCGAACCGAAGGTCGCGCCTCCTCCCATGTATATGAGCCAGCAACCCGTGGCCCTGTCTCTGGAGCAGATCAAGGCTATCACCGACCCCACGCTCAAGAGCCTCGCCTTCTCCCTTCATCAGCAGCAGGAGCGGAACGCCGCCCTGGAAAAACACGCCTTCACACAAGCAGGCGAGGCCCGTCAGAAGCGGCTGGGGAAAATCCTCCCCATGCTCAACGAGGCGGCGCAGAAGAAGCTCCTGGAACGCGCCAAGGGGGCGCAGTTCAGCCTCGGCGCCGACGGCACGGTGAAGGACGACCTCGACGAGGTTCTGGACATGCTCGACGGCCACGTCCTGAACGGCATCGACCTTCCGGCTCTCTTGACCAACCCGCAGGCGGCGCTGGCGGTCATGCCCCACCCCAAGGAACTCGGCGGTGGAACCACGACGGATCGCGTGAAGCAGGTGGTCAACGAGCAGATGAAGAACTCCGGCAAGAAGCCGGTGTACGAGACCAACGGAGCGAAGTGAACGAGAGGGGCCGGTTCCTCGCCGGCCAACGACAGGCACAGGCGGAGTAATTACCCGCCGCATCGTGCCCGAAACACGCAGCCTTCGGGGGCTGGCGAGAAGCCGGCCCTTTTTCGTCTGGAGGCTGCGGCCAATGAGCCAGATCAGTTCCATCATCGGCAACCTGCCCGGCATGGGCAGCCTGATCGAGACCTACGAGGCCGCGATCACCTGGGGTCCCGCCTACCAACTCCTGTGGTGGAACGGCTACATCAACGCCAACGCCATCGACTCGGGCAACACCCCGACGTGGAAGCTCCGTCCCGGTCTTGTCCTGGGCCAGCGCTGGACGGACGGGACGTACACCAATTACTCCCCGACGGCCACGGATGGCTCGCAGATCGCCTCTGCCGTGCTGGCTTACGGCCTGCGCATGCAGGACGTTCTGACGGGCGTGAACACCACAAAGTTCTACGCCATCGTCGTCGGCGGCCGAGTGAAGGGCGCGAACCTGATCGGCCTGGACAACCTGGCCCGCGCGCAATTGTCCAGCAAGTTCATCTTCGACGACAACATCGTCGGCAACGCGCCTTACGACTGGATCGGCTTCCAGACCAAGACCGCCAACTACCCGCTGGTCGCCACGGACAACTTCTCCCTCTTCGACAACACGGGCGCAACTGGCGAAGTGGACCTCACGCTCCCGGCCATCGCCAACGGCTACAAGTTCGGCCTGCACTGCTCCGTGTCGCAGACGTTCAAGTTCGTGTCGTTCGAGGGCGGCAACATCGTCGGCGACACGGCGACGCGCTCCACGGTGAGCGTGGCGGCCATCGGCGGCGGACTGCTGATTTACTCCAACGCGGCCGGGACGAAGTGGTACGTCTCGAACTACTCGTCCGGCTCGCAGACGGTCTCGTATTCGTGAGCGATCCGCCGCAAGGCGCTGACGGAGATTGAAAGATGGCGACCGCAACGCTTGGTGAATTGCTCCTACCTCAATCCATTTTGTCCGTGATCTCCAGAGTCAAAGGCGGTCGCGGCCCCATCGCGTCGTGGCTGGGCTTCCTCCCGTCCGGCTTCGACCCCGACACCTTGACCGTGCGCGGCCCCAACGTCATCAACGACGCGGCCAGGGTCACATCGGGAGTCGGCGCAGGTGGAAGTCTCCGTTACTACACCTACCGCATCTTCGATCACACCCGTACCACACTGAAACTCCGCGCTCCGGGAACCGGGCCGGGGACCATCGCCGAACAACCGATGGGCCAGAACACCGTGGTCGTGGCGCGCTTCCACGACAAGATTCCGCTCAACTACGAGCGGCTGGGGAACCTGTCCCCGATGATGGGGCCGAACAGTCAGATCGACCCCGGCGGCCAGAACTACATCACCCAGCAGGAAGAGGTTCTGGCGCGCAAGTCGAACAAGACGGTCGAGGTCATGGCCGCCGGCATGATGCGCGACTCGCTCTATGTCGTGCAGGTCGGCGACGACTGGTGGCCGCAATTCGCCGCGCCCAACAACCCTGCGTTCGGCGGAACGGGAACGCAGGTCGGCTTCCAGATTCCGTTTCAGGTTCCAGCGTCCAACAAGTCGCAGCTGAACTTGCTGGGAACCGGCAACATCATCACCGTCTCCTGGGCCAACCCGAACGCGAACCTGATTCAGCAGTTCGAGTCGCTGAAGGCGGCGTACATCCAGTTGCACGGCTTCTCGCTGACCGACGCCTGGATCAACTCGACCCTGTGGCCCGCCATCGGGCTCAACACCTACGTCCGCAACATGGCCGGCTCGGTGAACAAGCCGTTTGCGACCTACACCCGCAAGGACTACGGCGGGATGGAAGGAACGGGACCGGAGGACACGTTCTACATCGAGTTGGAAGGCGTGCCGTGGCTGCGCTGGCACACGACCGACGACGTTGCGGTGTTGAACTCCGACATCGACGTGTCCTACTCGACGGCGCCGGCTGCGGCAAACGTGGCGAAACTCGTCCCGGACAACATGTGCATCTTCGCCACCGACCCCAAGCCGCAGGAGTGGTGCGTGCTGGTCGAAGGTGGGGAATACGTCGTGGAGAATCCGGGGATGCCGGGTGCGCTCAGGACGGGGTGGTATGCGTGGCATGAGTACACGACTCAGCCGAGCCAGATCGAGCTTCTGGTTTTGCTCAATTGTGTACCTGCCTTATATATTCCCTCCGTAGTCGCTCCGGCAACTGTCATATTCTAGCGATCTGCTTTGTCCGCTTTGTGCGGGCAGACGCCGAAGTGGCTGCGGGCGATGTTGCAGTTGAAGCAGAGGACTTGGAGATGATCGGGGTAGCCGAGCTTCTTCATGCGAGCATAAAACACGGCGCCCAAGCCGTGGTTCTTCCGGTCCTCTTTGCCGTCGTCATTGATATGGTCGAGCGTCAGAAACTCGATCTCCTTGATGCCGCAGCAGGCGCAACGAGGCTCACCATGGCTGTAATGGGAAAGGACTTCCAATTTCAGCCGGCGGCGGAAGCGAAGATGGCGGGCGCGAGCGATGGGTCGCCAACAGGTTCGGCAAATTGGCGCGAGGCCCCAACGGAATCCGGGCTTTTTGGCGAAGAATTCATCCGTGAACGGAAACTTATCACGGCACCTGTTGCAGACCTTGAAATCGGGGCGAGGCTTGCCTTCGTGTGCGATGCAGCCACAGGACCACGAGTCGCCCCGCCTCAGCGAGTTTGTTGTCACGACGCGCTCTGTTTTGGCGGCGCAGGAGCACTGGACATTCCAATGGTGGTGCGTCTTCCAGTAACCCGCATACGAGATGACGTTCCAGCGCTCAAAGATTTGGCCGGTGAGGTCGATAAAGCCGCGGTCGGCGCTCGGTTTGGCGAAATCGGCCTTGCGGCACGCGAGAGAGCAAAATTTGCCAGCGCGGATGGATGGGTAGAACCAGAAGGGCTTGCCGCAGGTGATGCAGATCGCTTCAGTCTTGCCGGCCCCCTTGCGATAACCCTGGCCCTTCCGCTGGCACGCCTTTGAGCAGTATTTGGCGTGGCCTCGGTTGTTGGTTTGGACGACGAAAGGCTTCTGGCACACGGCGCAATTTTTAGTGAGAGCGGCTTCTGTCATGGAATCCTCGTGTTAGGGCACTCTCATTATATGCTGCGTGACATAGAGAGTCCAATGGATGCCGGTCCCGCTTCCGAATCTCTACTGTTCGCCCCAGGACGTGTACGATTCGCTTGGCGCAGAAGGGACGGACCTCCTTCTCGACGACCGCAACGAGGCGACCGGCCAGAAAGTCGTGGCCACGCAGACTGCGGCCCTGAATGCGACGACGCTCCCGATTCAGGCCCTGACGTTCCCGATCCTCGCCGGCTCGACGCTACAGTTCGCCGGCTCCGGGTCGGATCAGATTGGGGTGACGCTTTCGAGCGTTGCGAGAACGGGCGACACGACGCTCACAGTCAACCCGCTCTCGGCGCAGGTCAACGCCCTGGCCAGCGCGATCGACAGCGGGGCCAACGTCGCGGCGGCTCGCAGGCTCGTGAAAGCCTGCCAGTACGGGACCAGCGAGGTCAAGTTCTATTGCTGCACGCGCTACGACGACAGCCAGTTGGTGCTGGCGTGGTCCTGCAATAGATGGGCGACGGCGCTGGGAGCCAGGTGGCTCGCTCGCAGGCGAAGACAGTCGGCGTCCAAGGGAATCGAGGCCGACGCGGAGCACGCCCTGGAACAGATGCTCATGGTTTCGACCGGGGCGCGGTCCATCGAGGACATCGGCACGAGAACGTCGGGTTGGCCGTACATGAGCAACATCGACGTGGACGTGAGGTACGAGTTGGGCAAGGTTCGCGTGATCCCGGTTCTGTCCGAAGGAACCCCAACGCAGTACGCCCAACTGATCGACTTCAACAGTATCTTCTATACGGGATACACTTGGTAGGAGAGGAACGATGGCGACGATCACCCGCGAGGCCCTGACGGTCCAGGGGCAGGTCCTCAAACTCTCCACCGCCGGCCAGTCCCGCGTCGGCTTCGGGATCACCGGGACGTGGGTGGGAACCCTGTCGTTCTACGTCTCCTACGACGGGATCAATTACCTGACGTTCCCCGGCGGCGCGCTCACCGTTCAGCCGTTCCCGGCAGGGACGGGCCAGCAGACAACGAGCGCCAACGGCAACTTCTTCGCCGACGTGAACAACGCCCTCTTCGTCGCCGTCGTCCTGACGACCCTCACAAGCGGGGCGCCGTCCGTCGCCATCGCGGCGGCCAACGACGGCTCGTGGCAAGACGCTTTTCTTGCCGCGACCAGTCTGGAGATCAGCCAGAATGTGGCCGGAGGCGCGGTCAACAGCCAGGTCGTCGCCGCCGTCCCAAGCCGGGCGTGGCGCTGTCGCTCGGCCTCCGTCGGCTTCTCCGCCGCTCCCGCCGCAGCGGTCGAGTTTCAGATTCTCGACGGCGCGTCCAGCGTCCTCTTCGATTGCTACATTCCCAAGGACACGCCCGTCGGCTTCTACACCGTCCCGTTGCCTCCCCCTGACCCGGCTACTCCGAGTTCGGGCGGCGTCGTGGGGACCATCGGCAACAGCATGACCCTGAAGCTGTCCGCGCCGGGCGGGTCGGTGGTGAGTACCGTAAACGGAGAAATGCACTGCGGTTAGGATCAGCGTCCGCGTCGGTCCCTTGGCGCCGCCGTCTGGCTTCGTGACAGGCGGCGGCGTTTTCGTTGGTGGTGAGTCATGCCGAACTGGGCCAACATCCTGCCTCCGGCGTTCGTGCCCAACACGGCGTATTGCATCAATAACGTCGTGCCCGCGGCCGAGGGGGACCTGTCCGACTCGAACAACCAGTCCGGCGATCCGATCTCCATACCATTCGCCGCCGCCATTGATGCGCACGTCACACTCACGGCTTCAGGCCCGATCACGTCCCAGACCACCTACGTCGTCCTTCAGGAGGATATGGGCGACGGGACGTGGCTCGACATGGCCTGGTGCGTGTGGACGGGGATATCTGGATCGGCCTCCTTCAGTTTTTCGGCCGGGGTCGGGGGAGGGTCGGCGGTCCAGCAGACGCGCGCCGTGGGTTCCGCACCTGCTTCCAGCGGATACAACCAGGGGCCGATCTCCGGCAGGCTTCGCTTCGTCGGCAAAACCTCGCTTGG